ACCGCGCTTTGCCATCATAATCCTGAGTGCATTCTCCGAGTTCTTCATGCACATTTCTTTTTGAACTTGCTCGTGATATTCTGGTGACCATCCTGCTTTTGGTTTACACCAACGCTCTTTGGGAAACAACTCACTAAGCTGCTTACCAGAAAAGATGCTCTCATATACAGGAGCGACTTCTTTAGAAACTTGCTCTTTGTTTTCTTGGCTCTGGATAAAGTTTTTCAACCGCTGCTCAAGGCTACGGTCTGTCACTACACTTTTCCACTCAGAAATCTTCTGCTGCTTCTTGTCATACTCATCCCGAGTATTCTTCACTGCGGATTTATCCGACCCAAATTTAATGAGCAAGATAACTCCAAGAATCACAGCAATCACAAGTTCCATAAAGCCACCACTACATCAGCCTAACGCAGACTGGATATGTCCTTTCGCATCGTCTATCTTTTCGAGCGCATCGCTGAGACTATCAACCGCGTCTTCCATACGCTCAAACTTTTCTGTTCCTTGCAAGTTTTCAGGATAGTTGTCCATACAGTCTTGCTCACTGTCGCAAACTGTTTCCACAATGGATGCAGCACTGCTTAACATTTTCAAGGCGTCTCTTAGCCGCCCTCTTCTTTTTTCATTCACTCATACGCTCCCATACATTCGAAATGTTCAACTCGATTTTGATGAACTCCCGACCATGCTTTGAAAAGCTAAAAGAGTTCAGTTTTGTAATGAGGTCGAAGAACCCGTTAGTTCTTCCTCCGTGAAGCTCAAGCTCGTCACAAACGATGACAATACGAAGCGTCTTCGTTTTCTCCTCGATATCTGCATGGACACTTTCGCATTCAATTTCAGACACCAGCTCGTCTACTCCGTCGCAAACCTCATCGATTTTCGAAAGCATCTCTTTGGAAATTTTATAGTCGTTTCCAAAGACCTTAGAACCATCGTCAATTAACTCCATAATAGAGTCTTTACAAGTTGTGTATTCCATTCCAGCCTCCTCTTATTCAATCGGTTTCGTGAGACCGTGGAATGTAAATGTCAAACGGACTCGGTTCTTAACCAATGGATAAACCTCCATGTTGTTTGCAAACTCTGCCACTCTCGCAAACCACTCTGGTTTGTCAAAAGCCAGCACTTCTCCCTCAACGCTGATGCTTCCCATCGTTTTGAACGGCGTATTCAATTTATAGGAAATTTCAACATCAGAATCCCGCGTAATATACTTTAGTGCCGCATGAGCGAACTGCATCTGCTGCAGCTTGATTGGATTCAAAACCGTTGTCTTTTCTTCATCCGCTGCAACATCATCCTTAACGCTATTGACGAACTCGTCCATTGCGTTTTGCAGTTCCTCATCAGACATAAACTTCAAGTCAAAGCTGTTATCCATTTGACCACTCCTTTAATTCAATTCTATCACAAAGATGCAGATTATCAAGGCAAATTAACCAAGGTTACACACAATTTCAACCTCTCCAACTGCATTGTCGCCCAAGATATGTACTAAAGAATTTGCAATCATACTGACATCAATTCTTCCATTAAAGCATAGTGAAAAGCGCTTCATATCCATACTCTGTTTGGGAGCTGCTTCGTCCAACTTGGTAGCTGGTACATCTTCTGCTTCTACTTCGACACCCTCATCAGATGTTTTCCCGTGCAGCAATTCATCCCACGCATCCTTTTGTGCTGTACTCATAGAGTGACCAACTGGGAACTTGATATTCAGCTTGTTCATCTGGATGTGCCGCCGAATCGTAAGCGGTTGTACCCCAAACATGGCGGCAAAACTCGTTGCATTGGCGCCATAGTTCTCCATCATATGTCGTAGATACTCTTCTTGCATTGATGTAGTCAATGCTTTGAATTCATCCCATGTAATTGGTTGGTTCAAGTTAACGGTCACAACTTTCCCATTCCTTTCTTTCCACTGTTTCTGAGTCATGTGGTCTGTTGACATTGAGCATTTCTTGCTCTTGCTCCCGCACTTGCGGTACTTCGCTTGCTGTGCAAGGCGTTTACGCTGCCAGCAATCATACTCAAAATCAGACATCATTGTGCACACCTCATCTTTTTTGAAACCTCGAACTTGTCCTCAAGTTCTTTTGGGGTTCTTGCTTTCCCGAGCTTCTTAAACTCACCATCAACAAGCTCATATAAAAAATAGAACTCGCGGCTCTCTTTGCTGGTAAGAATGAAGCAAAGCTCATGCTCAGCATTATAATATCCTACCCAAACTCTTTCGCCTTTGGGGTATTTGAGTTCATCCAAGAAGCTCCACCGTCCTCTGCATCAAAGCACTGTGTTCGTTTTCTAAAGCCCCTGAAATCACTTCATCTAAAAGGCTGTTAAGGATTTCACCAACACGTTTCCCTTGTTCAACGCCGAGACTCATAATATCTCTTCCATTGATTTGCAGGTCTTTTAATGCAAAGCACTGCTCAGCCTCCAAAACCTCAGACATGATAGAGCCGAGCGCGATACATCTTTCGATTCTGGACTCCTGAGTGCCCTCTGCATGGGCAAGAATATCAGCCATCCGTACATCCAAAAACTGCGAAAACCGGTGTTCACCGAGTTTATGCAGCCATTTGCGGACTGTGCGGGGCGTTGGTTCAATCATTGTGTCGTGATAGAGCACAAGCTCAAGAACTTCTTGCTTTGTCTTATTATCGAACCGCAGTCTATCCAAAACTTGTTCTGCAATATCGCGGCTTGGAACTCCATGCCCGTGGAAGTGCCCGCCATTTTCATCTTCGGTATAGCATTGGGGTTTCCCGATATCATGGAGCAGCAGAGCAACCTTGACGGACACATCAGTGCCCCTATAGTTTGCAACAGCGTGTGCAATATGCTCGTACACAGTGTATTGGTGGTACTTGTTGTTCTGTTCAAAGCCAATGCAAGGTTCCATTTCTGGAATAATCGTTGCAATAACATCAGCGAAATCCAGCAATACATTTAAGATGCCGTCACCGAGCAACATTTTACAAAGCTCGCCATTGATTCGCTCCGCAGCAATGCGTTTTAACATCCAAGCGTCCTTGTGGATAGCAGCGGCTGTCCGTTCTTCGATAGAGAAACCATAAGTCGCTGCGAATCTCAGAGCTCGCATAATGCGAAGCGCATCTTCTTCAAAGCGTTCATCAGGATTACCGACACAACGAATAACCCCTGCTTGTAAATCGTCTCTCCCGTGGAATGGGTCAATCAATCCAGCGCTGTTGTACGCCATAGCGTTGATGGTGAAGTCTCTGCGAGACAAGTCCTTATAAATACTCTCAGTAAACTCCACATAGTCAGGATGTCTCCCGTCTGTGTAGCTTCCGTCAATTCGAAATGTCGTGACCTCATACTTCCCAGCAATGCCCATGTCAACTGTTACTGTCCCATGCTGCAGCCCAGTGTCGATTGTCTTTATACCACGACGATGCATTAGTTCCTTAACTTCGTCCGGTGTGGCAGAGGTGCAGATGTCCCAATCTTGTGGTTCTTTTCCAAACAAGCTGTCTCTGACACATCCGCCGACCACATATGCCTCATGGTTCTCATATCGGAGATTCAGCAGAACTGCTCGCGCACCTTTAGGGATAGAAATCTTACGCACCAATCGCCCTCCTGTTTACACTAATAACGAACTCCTCAACTTTCTTCATATCCGGTGTATCTGGGAGGCTTGTGTTTTGCTTTGCATAGTTGAGTCGTTTCTCAAAGTCAGAAACCATTTCAAAAAACTCTGGTCTATATGTCCCATCTTCCAGTTGATAGTCGCCCTTGCGGATGCTCATCAGCAAAGGCAGGTCATCACCACGATATGTGACAATATCCTCTTTCTCCAGAATATCCAAGCAGAGAAGATACAAACGAATAAGATGCATCGCGTGTTTGTTCAAATGCTCGTCGTCCTTCTTGTGGTTCCTGTGATTGAGCTTCTCATACGTCCCGATAACATTTGTCAGGTCGTTGATTACACTATTGAACTCCCTGACCGGATACTTTTTAAGTTGAATATCTGCAAAAATCTCACGGTCTAAATCCTCTCGTGGGCTCTCATCCGTATAGAGAACAATACTACCGTTTTCAAAAATCGTGTATCGGCTCTCAAATGATTTAACGGCGCCCTTCATGGAGTTAAGAATATGTTCTTCTCTTCTCGCCTGTGATAGCCTATCTCGCGCAAGAGCGTTTTCCAAACGCCGGAGCTGCTGATTCGCGTAACCTCCGAAAGAATGGACTGCTCGCTTGGACAGGAACATTTTTCTGTTGGCAATCATTTCTCTGCCAATGTCTGAGATATAGAAATAGTGCTCCGGCTTACACCCAAGCATTTCAATCGTATTTGGATTACAATTAAGAAGCAAACTCACCAGCTTATTGAAAGCGTAGATTGTCGTATCCGTTTGTGTATTAACGACCTGCTCGAAGCTTGTCAGACCAAGCAAATCAGATTCACTGTTCAACGCACATCCTCTCACATCGACATCGGATGTTTCAACATTTGTTCCATAGGAATAACTGCCACCAAGTGTAAGAAAAATAATCTTGCTTCCGAGGTGCTCGTTTGTTCTAAGGAAATCATAAGCAGAACCGTTGACCATCTCTTTGATTTGCTCAATCGTCATAACCTTACTCCTTTTCTTCTCTCACCCTGAGCGTTGAAATACACCCAGCTAAAATCTGTGCGGCTCTTACGGCTTCATCAGCCGTGTTTTTCTTTGAGAACGAAATTCTGATGGATGCCCGAGCTTCATCTTTGGACAGCCCCATCGCAGATAAAACATGGCTTGGTTCTGCTTCGTGGCTTCTACACGCAGACCCAGCAGAAACACAAACTCCCTTACCATCCAACATGAGCAGGAGCGTCTCGCCGTCAACGCCATCCATTCTCAAGTTAATCGTCTTTCCGGGTGTAAGAATCGACATACCATTTACATGGACGCAGCCTTCATCGCCCGTATCTTTGAGCGCTTCATTCAGCGCCATGAAAAATCTCTGTTTCAATGTAGAAACCCACACCGTATCTTCGTGCAAGCTCTTCGATGAAATCTCACAAGCCTTTCCGAATCCTACGATGCCAGCAACATTTTCTGTTCCACCTCTCAGTCCGAACTCTTGCTCCGAACCACCATAAACAATGGGTGCAAGCTTGGACTTATCCTTTGCGTACAAAGCTCCAACGCCTTTACAACCATGAATCTTATGTGATGACACCGAAAGAAAATCGCAACCGATTTTCACCACATCAATAGGATAGCACCCTGCAGCTTGCACGCAATCTGTGTGGAACAGAATCCCACGCTTCATGCAAATCGTCCCAATGTCTTCGATTGGGTTAATTGCGCCTGTTTCGTTATTCGCAAACATCACAGACACAAGCCCCGTATCTGCCCGTAATGCGTTCTCAATGACAGCAGGAGAGACCCTGCACTCATTGGATACCGGAATATACTCTACATGAAACCCGTCTTTTATAAGCGATTCTGCGGCTCGTAGGACGGAATCATGCTCAACAGCCGATACCAAAATGTGCGTCTTACCGATACTCTTCAGATAGTCCTTCAAACCCCGAAAGACTAAATTGTTTGCTTCGCTACCACCAGATGTAAAAATGATTTGCTCTGGTTCTGCGTTGATTAAAGCTGCCACTTGCGCTCTGGCTTTCTGCACAGCCTCATTCGCAGCTCGTCCAAACTTATAGAGGGTTCCTGCATTACCATACTCCGTTGTCAGGTATGGCATCATTGCTTCAAGAACCCGTTCATCCATTTGTGTGGTGGCAGCATTGTCAAGGTAAATCACAAGTGACCACTCCTTTTGTTTTATATGATGCACTAATACCACTCATCAAGCGCCTTTCAAAGCCTTGTGGCACAAGTGATTCAAGCCATCATTTATTTCTAACAGCCTCGTTATGCGAATTTGCCGCAATGATTTCATCAAGCGTCCGAGGCGTGTAGTCCATCCACGGCATCATTGCTCCGACATTAAACATCTGGCAAGGTGTCGTGTACAGTTCCTCCATCAGATACTTGTCATGCTCCATCATGTTCCACTCGAAAGAATTGTGGACGTGCCCATACAAGTGGAAGGAACCGTAAAAGTGATTCTTAAAGCACGGAATTGGGTAATGGCAAAGAATCACTGTTCGACCGCTGTCCTTCACTTCGAGATACTCTGTGACCTTAACAAACTCCCGCAAGAACTTGTTGTCATTGCACCGGTCATGGTTCCCTTTAATCAGGAACTTCTGTCCTTTTAAGGAACGCAAAATAGGGATAGCATCTTGTGCCTTACACCAGAACATATCCCCAAGAACATACACAATATCGCCCGGAGAAACCACTGCATTCCACCGGTCAACCAGTGCTTCGTCCATCTCCAGAAGCGATTTGAACGGACGGTTATCAAAGGCAATCACGTTTGCATGACCATAATGCCAATCTGAAATGTAGAACTGTTTATTGCTTTGTTCTTGCATTTTTTAACTCCTCGATTCTGTCTGCCGCAAGAACGAGCAGCCACTTTGGAACACGACTCTCATCTCCCATTCGTCCCGGTGCAAGCGTTGTTCCGTATTGACGGAGGAGAATGACCACTTCGTCATCCAGAATCTGCTTGGCTACGTCGTGCAGGTTTCCGATTGCCTGTAATCTTTGCGGCTCGCGCGACTTTCTTTTAAGGTACTCCGGCTTGCTTGCTGGACATTCATAGCAAGAATACATCTCATAAATACCACAGCCACCGTCTTTATAGCAACTCATATTTTTCCTCCTTAGAACGGAAGGCGTTCGTCTTGCTCAACACGAATAAGCTCCCGAACCCTTAGCAAAAACTCTTCCTCATCCAAAGCTTGGATGTCTTGGTATCGTAGATACTCAATCAATTCATGGACAGCCGTTGTCAGGGCTATATCGATTTTGTTTTCGATATCTGTCTGCTGGTTCAGGAACTCTTCTGTGTGCTGCCTGTTTCGTTCTATTGTGGTGACTAAATCTCCTCGTGTATTTTCGAGGCGGCATTCTAAACGTCCGAGTTTCTCATAGATATCGCAAATACAAGTAGCAACTTCAGCCGGTGTCATATCCATTTTTCAACGTACCCTCTTTCTTGTGAGAAAATGGGAGGCTCTCGGTCGATAACCCAACGGTTTCTAACGACCTCAACCATTTCGGTGTCGCCTTTATCGTTGAGAAGAGGAGCGGTCTCTTTAACTTTTGTTTTGTAGCAAGCAGAACCACGCTTACAATCAACGGGGAAGTCATTCCAATTGATGCCACGTTCTTTCCACAGCATATCTTGGATAGAGTTGCAGCTCTTGCCGTGGAGTTCTTTTTGACTGAAATTTGCATGACCAACTGACTCAATGCTGTTACGAGTCGCATCTTGTTGACGCCAAATCAGGCAGTTACAAACTTCGTCTTTTGGAATAGAAAAAACTCTGGCATCAAACATGGCTGTACCCATCTTTGCGACCAGAGTTTCAATGTACTTATTTGTGCCATTGTCACTGCTGCACATCGCTTCAGGAAAGTTCTTCCACAGCTCGGCAGCATAGGCATTTGAAAAAGCAAGCGTAGCCATTGAAGCGGAAACGCTGCACATCTTTTGGATGTTGTATCCGAACCATGCATCCGTTGTAATTGTTGCATAGTCCGTAAGTACCAACGTGATTTCATCTGACTGCGTATATCCAAAGACACAGCCCTGAATGTTTTCACACAGGTACTTCATTGTATTTTGCATCGTTGTCATCAGGATGCGGTCAAATGGCTTTTCCATACCTCTTGTGAATGTATGAAACGCCTTGCCGTCCACTCTGATAATGGTTGGAATCCGACGAGTCAAATAGTTGCGAGCAATATTCTCGTAGCCTTTCATTCTGTCGCCGAGTGAATCATATTTCTTACTCAAGTGGGTTCACCTCCAAAGTATGTATGCAGGCTTGCACCTGCAATTATGATGCGAAGTATCCAGACGGCATCTCAACAAATGGATATGCCGGAGTGGGAATCAGGCACAGACCAGTTTCTGTGCAAGCATTTGGTTGATTCATGTCAGTTGCTTGTTTGAGGTCGAAGATGATGACGCCTTCATCTGCGAAGCGAACACCCGGCGCCTTCAACGGAACATTCATCTCGACACCAATACCGGCTTTTACAAGCGCCGTCAGCGCACGATTTCCAACCGGAATCATTCTCTTCTTGGGCTTTCCGTCTTTCGTAGAATCCGATGTAAAGAACTTCATCGCGTTCGGCGTTTCTTTGGCACAAGGCTGCAACGCAATCTGCGTTTTGTCTCTGCTGATAAACAGCCGCACAAACGGCGGATAGCCAATCTCGGAAGCTGTTGCAAGGTTAAAGGAGATGCGGTTCTTCAGGATTCGAACCTCTGCAATACTGAATGTACGAGGAACACCAACCACATCAAAGTTGTCTAAGATACTCATTGTTTCCATCCTTTCGAGGTTTAATTACAAAAAAGCCATCCAATATCCGAGGGACATCAGATGCAGACAAATCTGCCACCTCATCAACTGATGGAACCGGAACAACATTTTCGCCCTTTAGAATCTGTTGCACCTCAAGCCAAAGTTCTCTCGGAATAATCGCTTCGTGATAGCCTTGGATAAAAAACTGGTTAGCACGTCCGTCGTTCCGAATAGAGCGATGCGAAAAGATATCCACGGTAACGGTCTTCTGCATCAAAACGTCACCGGAATATTTCTCATTTGTCAAGATTGTCTTTACCGTAGAGTATGTCCACTGACCACCTCGTGGGGATGGAATACCTTGCTGGTTTAAGATGTAGCAGATTTCAGGAATCGTTTTGTCATCGTAGAACATTTGATAAATCAGCCGCACAACATTCGCTTCAGGTTCGTAAATCTCCAGCAGCCTCTTATCTCTGGTGTACCCATAGAGGTCTGCGAGCTTTGGGAGCCCCTTCTCAAATCTTTTCTGGAACCCCCATTTCACGCTCTCAGACTTTGCTTCTGACTCGCCTTGCGCAATAGCAGCCATAACGACCATCAGAAGCTCGCCGGTCTGTGTCAAGGTATTGATTGCAATATCCTCAAAATAAACAGCAACCGGCTTGTCCAGTGCCTTGAGCATACGCACAGTGGCAACGCAGTCAACAACATTTCGTGCGAACCTTGCAATATTCTTCACGATAATCATGTCGATTTTGCCTGCTTTACAATCATCAATCATCCGTAAGAAGTCCGTGCGTTTCTTTACGGAAGTCCCAGAAATCCCTTCATCGGCGTAGATGTCATAAAGCCGCCACCCCGGATGCTTCGACACATATTCTTTGTAATACTGGCACTGCAGCTCGTAGCTTGCGAGCTGGTCTTTGTTGTCCGTACTGACTCTGCAATACGGCGCGACCACCAATGGGTCTTCTTCGCTGTGCTCAGTAGTCTTTTTAATCGAAGCGGGAATACACTGGACTTGTGCGCTATGCTCATAAGCATTGCGTATCTCATTTTGTTTATTTGTTTCCAACTTGTGTCACCCCTTTCGAATATGTATCTGTGGTTTAGGGTGACCTATCGTGATACGGGAAGCGCGTCTACCTATTCCGTCACCGCATCATCGTTATCTCAGGGTATTGAACAGAGGAGGAGCTGTTACCTGCGCAGGAGTATCTCGCTCAATGGCGAAGATTTTCCAGTCAAAGTTCTTACCATACCGTTCAGCCCACGCAATGTCCTCAAGAACCACGGCGTTCTCATTCAGGTCTTCGCCTTCAAGATAAGACTCTTTGACTTCGTCAGGAGAGATATCGTAAACCTCAGCGACACGTCGGCATATCTCATCATGCGCCGCATCGTGCGTATCGAAATACTCAGGCTCGGAAATTTCTCGCTCCATTACTTCAATCAGCATATACTTCATAGCATTTTCTCCTTATAAAACTCAGGTTTTATTCGTAACATACGAACACATGACCCACGAAATCACCGCCACCAATGAGATACGAGCCAACATATTTCAGTCTGTCCTTCTCATCTTCCCGGATTTCCTCGCCGGTCATTTTTGTTACAACCTTCATTGGATATGTCTGATTCTCGGTATCAACCATGCACCAAAGGCAAGGTCGAATCACGTCTTGAACATCCACATGAAGAACTTGTTCGTTGCACCTTGCAACGCGGTCATCGAAGTACAACATCGGGATATTGATTACCTGTTCTGCTGTAATCTCCAATGGATACTTGTAGATTACTCTCACGTTTGCCTCCTATAGATTTAGAGATTCCAAAAGCTCTCGTTGCGGCGAGAACTCTTTATACAATTCGACCTCCTTGGTCAGCCGAGCCAAGATTGCTTCTTCCTTGACCGCGTACCTGCCCAAGTAAACTTTCTTATGGTTATAAGTAATGCTGGCAACCCACTTCTTACGTTGTTTGTCGAAGTAGACGCCAGCGACACCAGACGTATTGCACGAATACAGGCTGCGGTTTCTGTCGTTCTCAGAACGCTCGCAACACCGCAAGTTTTTCTTCCTGTTATCCGCTTTGTTTTTGTTGATGTGGTCAACGCATTGACCGGGCTTTGCGTGCATCACAAGTCGATGGAACCGGACAAAGCGTCGAACGCCATTATAAAAGTAGCTGCTGACAAGATAACCGTCCTTGTCACAGTACCAACTGTCGCGCCCCTTGATAAGGGGGAGGTCTTCCAAATCAAAAAGGAATTCGGTCGTCTTGATTCGCAGGATACCGTATGTATCGAGAAGTTCAATCCGCATTATGTTCTGTCCAATCCGGCTTGAAGGCGTGTAAAACATGGTATGCCATCTCGGTAACTATCTCCAACCTAATTCCAATAGCGTCTGCCATTGTCTTATTCACACTACACGCCAAGAACCTGTCGAAAGACCCGTTCTCTTCGTAATCACAAATGGCATTCTCAATCAAGTGTTCTGCATCACTCATTCTTCACCACCTCCCACAACATTGTTTGTAACCGCTTTCCGCATCGGTCGTTTCTCTAAACCCCTCAACCGATGTGCATGGGCATTGGTCGTAAACCAGAACTCACGAGCGTTGCTTGCAATGCGAGTGAGTAAAAGAAAAACCGCCCGCGTAGCGGGCTTCTGGTTTACGAGCATAGTGCCGAATTCTTGCTTTTGCCTTTGGCGAAAAGCTGCTGAGAGAAATATGTATAACAGCAAATCTACAAAGCGGTCGTTGCCTACATCCATTCGGAGACAGTCCAGTATGTCAAACTGCCATTCTCTTCGTACTCGTATTTTGAAATAACCTCATCCACAGAATAGTAATCGCCATCAGCAGGAATGAGCTTATCACCATCCCAAGAACAATAACCAACCAACAATCCCTGTTCAATTCTCTCGCTGCTTAGATACGGCAAAAGGCTTTCTGGATAGTTGGTTCTAACCATAATTTCAACTGGATGATTTGGAAGGACATCCCTGACTGTCATTGGTTCTTCTCCTGTTAATTACCCCATCGATATGTCCAACTTTAATGAAGCCTTCCGGCTCGTCCAAGTCAATCGCATATCCGTTATTGATTTTAATGAACGATGTGCCATCCACAACCCACAGGTCACCGAAGCATGGATTCAAATAGATGTCACCATCTTGGTATTTTTCGTTCTTGTGCTCGTTGCGCTCAGTCACAGCCACACCTCCAATCGGTCATCTTAAATGTGGGCGAGGATTTGCACCTCGCATGGAAAGAAAATTGGTTTGACGGGTTTATCAGGTCTGCAGCACTGTCTCTCCCACCCGCTCGGCGTCTACCTATTCCGCCACCACATATGTTCTATGTTCAGCTTAATCCATCCACAAAATCCCACTCGATATTGTAACGGAATTCATCGTTCAAAATTCCGTCCAGCAGTTCGTCGATATACTCCTCATCGTCTCGGTCTGTCGGGACGGGAATAATCATCTCAAACTCTGGAGCAAACGTGGACGGTTTCACCCAAATCGTTCTTTTCTCCATAGCTGGAACCTCCTTGTCGCATAAGGGGCAATACCCTGCAGTTTCGCCAAACTGTATATTCACATGATGCCCGCATCTTGGGCAGTGGATAATGCCGCTCATGCAAATCAACCTTTCACAAATCTCTTTCCGCACAGCGGACAACTGCGTATCTCGACAATGTCTTGGGTTGTAAAACCACCGTCATCGTCAAGCACTCTTACTCTCAACATCCCTTGTCTGTTTACGGACATCTCAATGCCGCTATATTCAGCGGTCTGGTTCATTGGAACAAAATCATTTGTCCCAGATTCACAATATGGACATTTCATCTGACTACCCTCGTCTCTCTTTGCAAGAACTTTTTAATGCAGTCTCCACAATCATAGCTGACCTTGCAATTGTTCCCGCAACAATCGCCATCGCTCACAAAAGAGCAAAGCACATTCTCGCAAGTATCCCCGCCGCAAAACTCTATCAGCTCATCGGTATTCATAGTGGCTATTTTCCTTTTGATTTCCTCGAAATTAGTCATCGAATTAACCTTTCATATCTTCTGAGTGAATCACAAGATATCCCCACCAAATGCATTTATTCATGGAGCCGGTGCCAACAAGCGAAAGGCACGATGCCTTACTTTTGCATTGATGACACGCTGGTTTCAAAACCTCGCTGACATCTTCAAAATCACATACGAACCAAGACTCATCTGAATCAAGTGTTATAAAGATTGAGTAGCCACCATCGTGTTTCTGATACAATTCCATTGTCCAAATATCGTTCTGTAGCGCAACCGTATCCGAACTGCCGATAAAACCGATGCGCTCACGAGTAGCCAGCCACTCATTACGCTCGTCCCATCTTGTTATCTCATGCATAAAATCAGCCTTTCATCCATTCGTGTATGAATTTAATTGCCGCGCCTTCACTTTTTTGTTCTGCATTAAACTCCATATAGTTCACATCACATTTCTGCTCTGACCCGCATAAGGATTTTACCAAGGCGATTTTCTCCAACGCCATCACAGACGCCCCAGATGCGGTCGCCCCAAGTATTGCCTTCAATGAGTTCGGCATCCTTGGTCGCAACAAGTTTGTCTGCCAAATCAGGATTCTGTGAGAACTTTGCCTTGCAAATCTCATACATAACGGTATCTTTGACCGCCTCCCAGTCACCACGGAGCTTAACCATACGCCCAAGCTTCTTTGCCTCTGACGGATTCAGACAGCAAAACTCAGCCATGCGCTCTGGGCATTTAGCCGCTTGAAATGCTGCCTCGTTATTCTCAAAACACATTCCGTTATAGGTAACTGGTGCCGAGTAGAAGTTACTCAAAAAATAATACTCGCCTCTAAACTCGCTGATACTTGCTCCCATGTTATACCTCCATTATTTTTGTATCGATATATACAGAGCATATGTCCGGTTCTTTTGTCGTCAGACACTGCGCCAACCACTCTTTCCCGATGAACTTATCGAATAGGGAGCACGTTACCATGTCGGCATTAACTTCTCGTACAAATCCGACTGGTGTGTAGTCCACAAGGACTGGAATCCCCACTGCTGATTGACCGTATGAACCATCGTTCTTAAAAAATATATCCATAGCAGCTTAGCTCCGCCAGCATTTCAAGTCTTCGTCCCACCATTCCGTAGTCGTGTACGGCGGCTGTTTACGGTAAGTTATCCTGTGCAGATAGTTCCGTCCACAGTGATGGAACTCTTCGAAAGCACGTTCTTCATTCGGGAAGCATACAACGTTGCTATACGTTGACCCGGAACCGAGGATTTCTGGCTCCTCAATTCCAGTTTCATAAAGCACCCTGCAATCAGAGTCGGTATCTTCCTCCTCGTCGAAGTCGCAGTTCTCTTCGTCGAGCTCATCGCTATCTGAAATGTACTCAAGTTCGCCAAGGTTAATCTCGTCAATATGCTCTTTGGCATATTTGATTGCCTCTTCAAACGTCAGTTCGCGTGGAACCATAATGCTGCTGTTATACACAGCCACACACTGGACGGTTACATTGAGCTTCCGCATATTTTTATTCTCCATTAGTCAACCTCCCACGCATAATCGAAATGTCTCCGGTACGAATTTCCCTTACGAATGTTGCCCTTATAGCGTCTGATTTTCCGGTTGGAATATGTCTTCCAAAACGTCTGTCTGTTTGAGTTCTTGGGGTACTGAATATAACTTCCGACAGGTTGATAAACACCGTCTTTCCAACCCCAATCCGTATAACCGATGCCTGACTTATATCCGTATGTCATAATACGCATCAGCTTTTCTTTCTTCTGTTTGCGCATCTTGCGCCGATATGCTCTCCCGGTTTTCCTCGGTTCACACAGTTTGCCCTGCGGCTTGTCCGCCTCAAAAGCATCACTGCAATAACCACTGATAAAAAACTCAGTCTGGACTTTATCGCAACCGCAGTATTCAAGTTGCGGTTCGTATCCACCTTCTCTTGCAGCCCTGAGTCTATGCTCAACGCCTTCACAAATTGGGCATTCATCGCAAGTGAACTTTCTTCCACAGAACTCAAGCATGATTGACCTCCTGCTGAAAAGTCTTACTGCTTCGTCAAGATATACTCCGTATTTGCTGTTTGGATGGTAATTGTGTCTTCGCCGTTTCCCCACGGAGTAAAATCCAAAACAGTAGATGTATGTAAGCAATGATACCGGTCGTCATACTCGGGCAAATACTTGATAAAGCCACGCTCTCCGACCTCCAAGTAAACAACGTATGCCTTTCGCCCAAGCGCCTCGTCATGCAACGGATTCGCTCTGCCATTCTTGCTCTTAATCGATGTAATCGTGTAATAAGCTGCTGGGACGTATGTCCTGCTTAGCTCATATCCCTTCCACAAATCCATAATCGTCCTCCATCAATTGCAGTTTCGTCCGCGCCCCTCGCTTTGCGCTGGCGTTTCTTCCTTTTTGTTTCTTCTCTCCGAACTCTTTTACATATTCACGGTTCGCCTTACACTGATTGCAATTATTTCTTTGTTTGCAGAACCAGCATCCGTCTTGTCCCCACCAAAACCAGTCTGGCATTGATGGTCTTGGTTTTCTTTTCGCCTTACCCATAATTATGCCTCTCACAAGGAAACGGGCAGCTATCGCACTGCGAATAGTCACAAGCATTTTCATAGTCGCACAGACAAAGACACTTCAACCAATACGCAAGACCGCCAATGACTGCCGCTGTTGCCAACGCAAACAGAATTGCTCGAAAAATCATGCCCATCACCTCACCAGCAATCGTAGTCAGTAATGTTCTTTTCTTCACCGCAGACAGGACACTTAATTGTAATCGCCGTTCCAATGCCTGTTCCGGTCAGCTCGTATAAATACTTACCACCGTTCTTGCATGACTCGTAGTGGCTATCTTTGAAAGCTTTTTCTGCTTCCTTTTCGTTATCTGACATCTGGCATAAGGAGTGGGTGCGATTATACTCAGCCAGCTCAACTGCCTTTCGAATCTCTTCGTCCTTATTCCATTCGGCAACTTTCTTTCGCAGGCTTTCGTTCAATTCAACGAGGGAATCATATTCGTCCTGCGCGGCTTTCAGTAACCCATTGAAATCTCTATGAACTCTAAACATTTGTGCCACTCCTTTCGATTCTTTTCTTCAAGTAATCATGGACTTGATTGCTCAAAGAAAAGAGCCGAATAACTCGGCTCCGTTTATATGTAAGCGGCTTGTAATGAGCCGCTCTGTTCTCTTCGCAACATTCCGAGAAGCCTGTCTGCATCTACGTCTGTCAAAATCCTATACCATTCAGAATGGAAGAACCTCTCCAGACTTTTTAACAATCCCTCGTCTTCATTACGAAGTGCTGAACGATAATCATCTGCCGCGACTGCAACAATGGCATTCGCCAAATTGCGCCAAGGGTCATCGTTACTTTTTCTCAACCGCCCAAGGCTCACCGATGGTTGTGCCATTGCTCGTTCCGGCATTTCACCTTGTGGAACACCTCTCGGTAAACACCCACAAGATTTTACGGCACCATTTTTAAGGAATCGCCCATCAACGATGCAGGTCTTGCCGCATCTGCATTCGCACAGCCACCTTGGTTGACCACTGCTGCTGTTCTCAGCTCGCTTGACCACCTTCAATTTCCCGAACGTTTTGTTAGTCAAATCTGTTGATTTACCGCTCATAAAAATCAGTCCTTTTCTGCGAGAAGGAAGTCAGGATTGATGACCTTGAAGCTGATGTTGCTCTGGACATTACGCATAACTACGCCTTCTCGTTTTTGCTCCTTACGAACCACTGATTTCCCCTTGGAATACTCGACCAGCTCAGCGATGGTCTCTGGTAAGGTCTTACCTTCCTCTACAATCGGAACAGTCTTAATTCCATACGGCTCAAGCAGCTTCTTGATTTCCGCCGTGCCACATTTGTGGTCTGGATAAATCAGGTTGAAGGCAAACAGGTCGTACCCACTGATGTGGTATTTGTTGCCTTGAATCTGGTTGCCGCAAATCTCACCTTGTAAAACGATGGTTTCATAATCACCGATAAGCTGCCGCAGTACGTTTTCGATATTGTACTTCTTAGCAATCGTCCAGTAAGAACTGTTATCCGGTGTTCCGAGATAGATATTACGGCTGCAAACACCAAACTCATACTTACGTTTGGAGACTTTGCGCAGGTAATACGTCGCTGACTGCCCATCAACTTTCTCTGTGACAGAGAACTTCGTCCCCTTGTTACGCTCCATCTCAAAGAGCGTCGTAAGGTTTTGAATGCGGGTTTCATCCGTCTTGACAATCCAATCAGGAAATCCACCCTTGCGTTTGGGTTTCATAAACAACTTACGATACCACTTAAACCGCATCAAGAAACGAGCGATTGCACTTTGTGGTTTCTGAGGTTGCTTTGTTAAGAGCTGTGCTTCTTGCTGCGCTTCTGGGTCATACTTCTTAATGCCCAAAACATCGGTCACATCGGCACCCAAATCGGCGGGAGCGCCATTCGGAAGGATTGACAGTGGGAGAACCAAACCCTGACTGACCTGACCACGCAGCTTAATGGTGCGGACTCTGAACTTTCTGTCTCTCAAGAACTCGAACTCTGGGCGCTCTGGGACGATAGAATCGACCTCAATGTAAACGATATGCTCTCCTGTATGGAACTCGCCTTTCTGAACCACACATTCCCAACCATCGACCTGCGCAACTTCAATGCGGTCAGCTCCTGCAATCGGGCGAAGAGATGCAATCTCACGGATTGTTGCCAAATGTCGCATAGGACACCCTCCTTTGAATTATTAAAACCATCGTTTTTAGCTTCTGCTGATAACTCTTTTGAACTTCAATGAGCTATTTGCGATGTAATCATCAATCAGTTTGCTCTGTGCTTTTGTCTCTGCATAGGCAGTGATGGTGATGGACTTTTTACTCCAGTCCAAGGTATAGCTGTCTGCAGCGACATTCGTGATGTGATGTGTTGCCAGAAAATCTCGAAACTCTTGCATCGCCTCCAAATTATCCGACATAATGACGTTCACATAGGTCTTGTCTTTTGAAAACCTGTTGCTTAATGCGACAGCTAAACAGCAGCCAACACCGCTTGCAATGGAAACAGTTGCAAGGGCGAGGCTGCTGTCACTCGTTACAATATCTTTTGTGATGCTAAGGTAGATAAAATTTGACAAGCCGAGAGCGACTCCGGCAAGGACACAACGATTTCTCTGTACCAAGATTGTCTTGGCTGTACCAAGCGTGTTGTCCAGCACCTTAGCGAAAAATAAAATGACCAGATATACGGCTGTCAAATAATCTCCTCCTTATTTAGAAATCAAAAAACTCTTGGTAAGCCCATACGCCGACAAAGATACCAGCGGGGATGCACCACAAAAGCAGAAAGGCTGGGTTATGCAGCTTGATGCTCCAAACAATTGGCATAATCATCGTAAGAATGATTAGCGCAATCGAGACGATGGAGACAGCAATGCAAATTAGAACTTTAACCCAATCTTTTGCATTGTCCCACCATTTTCCCATCACGGTTCGAGACTAATGATGGGTGTTGAACCAGTCACCGTAGGCAGCTCGCCGTTCCACTGCTCATACTTGATTTTTTCAATCAACTCATTGGTAAGTGAAGCCGCAATCTTGCGGTTTGCATCAGCTTCTGCCTCCGCAGCAATACGCAATGTCTCTGCTTTTGCTTCTGCTTCAATAACTGCTTTCTCTGCGTTAATCTGTGCGACCTCTCTGTCTTTCTCAGCCTGAACCTTGGCGGTTTGCTTTTCAATATTCGCCAACTCAAGCTCCTGCTGAGCAGTGACTTTCTTCTGGATAGCCGCAGCCGTTTCATCGTCAACTGAGATATCCGTAAAGTTTACAGTGTCAATAATGATGCCATACTGGTCGAACTTCTCACGCAAATAGGTATCCAACTCGGCATTGATTTCAGTACGCTTGTCGCCAAAGATGTCGGTGACAGGGTAGTTTGCGGAAACTTCCTGCGTCCACGCCACAACCTTGGGCTTAATAAACGAATCCTTGATTGCCTCGCCAGATTTTCCTTTGAACATTGCAAAGGTTTCGGAGACTCGTGCCTCATCAAAACGATATGAGAACTCAATATTCACTCGGACAGTCTTACCATCAGAGGTAGGGATGTTGAAACTCTCATCCTTGGGTGAGTCGCCCTTATCCTCAGCCGTCAGATATGACTGCTCAATACCGATAGAATACTTGGTCACCTTTTTGGTCGGAGCAACCAGATGCCAGCCCTGTTCCAAGACCTCGCCATCAACGCCGCCGTTCATGTTATACACAACGCCGACGTAACCTGCGGGAATCTTCTCCAGACACACAACGCAGCAAACCAAGCCGATAATCAGCACAAGTGCCAGCAAGATTGCGCCAAGTTTACCCTTCTTCATTCTTTTACTTCCTTTTCTTCGTCAGTTTTTTCTCCGTTTCCTCGGAGATTTCTTTCTTCGCATCATTGTACAATCGCATTCCAACTCCGCCGACGCCCTTAAAGGCGAAACTCAAACAGAACCAGATAAGCACAAGCACAATGACTACGATGAGCCAGAACACGATGTTCATGTTGTTGCCTCCTGCTCTAAGACTCTTGGTATGTATGTGCGGGTTTCCATACGCTCTTCGACCTTTCTGGTCTTACCCAGCGCTTCACGCACAAGGTTCAAAAGGTTTTTGCCTTTGTCGCTTTCAAGAAACTGAACGAGCGGCTCAAGAATTTCTACCGTATCCTTGCACTCGCGCCGTGCTTGGCGACACTTTGCAAGCTGTGTAGCAACCTTGGCTCGCTCTTTGTAATCAAGACCGTCAAGCTCCAGTTTGTGAAGGTAGTCCTGCGTGAGCCTATCCATGCGGTTCACCTCATCATAGTTCCACGCATAGTCCCTTTGCGCATTCTCCATCAGCTTACAGAAACTACTGATAGATTCTGAAAACTGTGGTGCCGCCTTTACTTTACCCACGCAAGCCTCCTTTCTCAGCCGTAGCTGACCTCGTCTTTGTCTGTTCGGATAGAAATAAACACCGGGAACTGTAAGCTCTCAGCACCGGTGTTTTTGTCATATGATATTTCCTTGTATTTTACCTCGCACAACCGTCCGAGCATTTCATCTTTAGCCGCCCAAAAAGCTGTGCGCTGCTCATCGGAAAAGCCAGACCCAACATTTACTTCGTTCCCTTTGTAGTCGAGCACAAATGCGCCCAATGTTCCTGCAAGCCTGCCGCTTCCTTCTTCACAGCGCAAGATATGCAAATCCATAGTGTAGAAGCGTTTGACTTTGAGGATTCCGTTGTGACGCTTTCGCTTATATGGAACATCAAAGTTGACCATCAAGCCCTCTTTGTCCTCCCGAACCATTTGCTCTAAGAGCTCATCGATTTTTCTCTGGTCTTTACCGTGGTACAGAACAGGGAGGATATTGACTCGACCATCTTGCGGAATGAAGCGATGAAGCTGGTCTAAGAAAGACCGGCGATACCCATAGCCGCCCTCGCTTACACCGGCATCGAATTCTTCTGTCGTAAGTACATCAAAAATGGTGTAGCAAACTGCCGTTTTATCAGTGTCATCTGAGTTGATAATGCCCGTTACCTTGCGGAATGCCTCATTGTCAGACAGCGCCCCTTTATCGCGCAAGGTAAGTTCACCGTCAAAAACATAGCTATCGTTATCGTCGATTTTGAGCGCGTCCAGAATGTGCCCGAGCCCTTCGTAGGGAACTCCGCTTCTTGCGAACAGTTGCCCTTTGTAGTATGTTGCTCTGACACCATTCAGTTTTTGAGTGAGCCAAAACTCTGTGCCGTCCTTGACTGGGTATTTGTCGATTGGATATGCCTGCTGAACCTCCCATTCGGGAATCAGTCCGGGGATAACCTTGTTCACAGTTTTCGCTGTGACACCCAACCGAAGTGTCTTTGACAGAAGTTCAATGTAAAACTCGGATGACTCTGGGTCAGTTAAACACTGCACGAAGACCCGCACTTGATATACAGTTGCTGCGTCCAATGCTTTTCGCTTTGCCAGCAGCTCACAGATTTCAAAGATGTCGGTCATTGTGATTGTAATTGCTGGGTCATACTCGACAGGCGTTCGCAGTGTTTGTTCCGAAATCTTGTACGTTAGCATTGGATTCAAAGCGTAGTACAAAATCTTACGAAAATTCTCAACATCTTTGAAGGCTTGCAAGACCTGCATTTTACTAATCGCGCCGCTTGCGTTCTGCAAACAGCGGACGATTGCTATTTCTTCCATACAATCACCTTACGGCTGTGAGCCGTAGGCTGGCATCGGATTGAGCTTGTGCAGGTTCTGCGTATGCTTCTTTGCAATTACTTTGTCGATGTCTTCATCCCCACTACTACCGTGCATGATGTAGTTGTCGAGCTGCATATAGGTAAAGCCCAGATTGTCTTCGTCTGTCTTACCGCAAAGACCGTCCGATGGAGTCTTGTCTACCAGCTCACGAGGAATGGGGAGTTCGTAGCCAATCTGACGAACCTCATGCACCATGATGTTTGCGAGTGGGCTGAAGTCACCAGCGCTGTCACCGAACTTCGTGGAGTATCCAACATAATCCTCGGAGCGATTGCAGGTGTTTGCCACCCGACCTCCGCGAGCCAATGACTGCGCGACCATATAGAGTGTCGCCATACGCAGCCTTGGAGGGAGATTGACCGCCGCCTGATTGCTTACTCCAGACGGCATTGCTCTGCCGACTACATCAACCATCTTGCTGTATGCGCCGCCAATGTCAACTGTAATACTTGCAATGCCAAGCGTATTGACCAGCAGCTTGGAGTCTGCGATATCTTTCTGCCGACCATTCGGCATCAGCACACCGATAACCCGCTCTGCGCCAAGGGCTTCAACACAAAGTGCTGCGACCACGCTGCTATCTTTGCCACCGGAAATGCCGATAACAGCACAGCAGTCGTTGCCGTTTGCAGCGAAATATTCTCGAATCCACTGCACGATTTCATCTTTTGTTCTTTTCGGATTTGCCAGCATACTATACCTCTTTTCTCCACAACTCTACTGTGTACTTATCGGACAGTTCCTTTTGGATAAGACCCAAAATCACATTCCAGTCTCCACCGCCAAGACCGCATCCAATCTTAAACGGCATGGCAATTGTTTCTCCTGCAGGTACGGTCAACTTAATCCGTTTTAAGCAGCTCTGAAATGCGGTGTAATCTGTGTACAGTTTCCCATCATATCCGTAGTTGCTCTGCGCAAACATATTGACAACGACTTTACCGTCGTTAGCTTGAACGAACTGCGTCTGACCGAACGCATTGCGCTCTTCGTTGCAGAAGCCAACATAGGCGTTATAGACTTCTGGATACTTGGCTCGAACCTGTTTCGCCACACCACTACCCATTCTCGCCTGACAGTTAACCTGATGGCAAATATATTTGGCGTGGGTCTGAAACAAATCTCCATCAATAATTTGTACCGGCATCAGAACGTTCCTCCGTGAAGATTCTTACGAACCTCATCCAGCGTGAACTGCTTTTCAAACTTTCCATCTCTAAACACGGTGCGCAGCTCATTGCTGTCCTGTGCTTCAGCCCAAGTAAGACCATCAACGTAATCGTAGCCGTCACCAGTTTTGACTACGCGGCAGCAACCACGCTGAGACTTCTTAAAATGTCCTGTGTCTGTCTTGGGGTTCTTGAAAATCATAATCGGTTTGCCGTCGGCATCTTCAGCATATGTCGCTTTAACTGCAATGCCGAATGTATCCCTTGTGTACGGATTGTACTGTTTGCTTCCATCGCTCTCGATTGTCTCTAAGCACTCCATTGAGAATGAACCGACACCGAGCGAAACATTATTGATTGCAAAGCCGTTTTTCGCCAAAAGAGAATAGATTTGCTCACAGCGCTGCGGAGTAATGCTGTCCCCGTAAATTGCCTTGACGTGCGGATTCAGCACCTTGTACCCCTTGCTATTTACTGTGCCGCCAAAGATGTCCCACAGACGATATACGGTCTCAGTGATTACACTAACAGGGTCACCACTGTCGCCGCGAATTGAGATGAAGCCATCGTGATTTAGGATGTCATCTTTGAGCTGAGGGAGGACTTTTTCAACAAGATTCCAATAGTCATAGCTGTCGCTAACCATTGAGAAACTTTGATGCGGATACACCTCACAAAGAAGTCGTCGAATCTGTGTCACCTCATCACCGTCAACAGCAAAGTTGGAACACATTACGCTGTGTTCTGTTGAGAGCGCACCATATGCGACAGGTTCCTTGCTACAATCACAGTTGTAATTATGCTCAAGCCACAAAATCGCAGGAACTGTCGCCGTATTCAAGAAGCTCAGGCAGAAAGCCGCTGCGCTCTTTGTTGCACTTTCAACGCTCTCTTGCCCGCGCATAGAAAAATCGCCAAGGAGTCTCGCACGAACCACACTGTCATCGCAAGTGCGTTCTGCATACTCATTGACGATTTTACGATATCTGTACCCAACCTCAGCGGAGACTTGCGTATGCCACATTGTGCAAGAGAGCATCGTCTCGATGGTGTTGACCAGCCATACGAAGTTAGGGTGTGTATTTGAGATTTCAATTTGTGGGACTTTGATATTGGTTCTCGTTCCTTCGGGAACAGCACGAATCTGTAACGGAAGATAGCCGAGGTCATGCAATTCACGAAGCCGTTTCTCTCCAACGCCTTTCGTTCTAATTGTTGCCCCAAGAACTCTGGTGTACTCCTTGAGTACACTATCAAACGGGACATTAAAGAAGTGGTCGTTGAATGCCTCAATGAGATATTCCTGAATGAATGCCTGAAGCCCAAACAGTGTAACCTTATCGGTATCACTAAGGCGACTCATGCGCGGCGTGTAGTAGGAGACCATCTTGGTCAATCCCTTCGGATACTGTTCAGCGTGACAAGTCTTATAGAAGTCCAGACACAGGAGTGGATTGTATGTAATCATTCAGCTTTTCCTCTTTTCTTTAGTTTTTCACCATATTTCGCAAAAAACACAGCAAACGCGAACGGTGCTGCAACAATCCAGAAAACACCTACCGCGATATACCCGTATTCGAAGCCGTTATATTTGTCATATGGTTCTACGATAGTGTACAAACGGCTAAGTGTGAATGTCACAATCGCACCAATGCAGAGGTACAGGAGTACCAAAAGGACTGCCATCATTCCTCTTCACCCGCCTTAAAGTTATAAATCGGCTTGATGATGGCATCAATGGTCACTGTTGGTTCGACATTGTTTACGATATCATCCATACCTTTGTATGCCATCGGGCATTCATCGAGCGTGCTTCTTCCAACAGATGTGGTGTAGATACCTTCCATCTGCTTCTTGAACTCAGAAACTGTGAATGTCTCTTTCGCCGCGCTGCGGCTCATCAAACGCCCAGCTCCATGCGGGGCAGAGAAGTTCCAGTCTTCATTTCCTTTGCCGGTACACAGCAAACTACCGTCTCTCATGTTGATAGGAATCAGTAGCCGCTCACCAGCTCGTGCAGAGACCGAACCCTTGCGAAGAATCATATTCTCTACATCGATGTAGTTGTGAATAGTCGTAAACTGCTCTTCGACATGGAAACCCATACCCTTAACAATGGTGTCCATCATTGCTTGGCGGTTAAGTTCAGCAAAACGTTGAGCAATTTTCATGTCATGGATATACTGCTCAAACAATTCTCCCTCAACGTATGCAAGCTGCTTTGGGACTCCCGGCTTCTTTGCCTTCATGCCTTTGAGAACAGTCTGGATTTCTTTCTGTCTTCCAGCCGCTTTTAACTCGTTGACGACCTCCTCGATTTCTTCCTTGGAATACGAGGTTAACGCCTTGAACGCAGCTTCCTGATAGAAGTTAGCAATCTCCAGACCAAGGTGTCTGCTACCGGAATGAACCACGATGTAGATATGCCCATCGTCATCTTTGTTGGCTTCGATAAAATGGTTCCCGCCACCAAGCGTACCGATGCTTTTATATGCGCGGTCTACATTGACCATCTTTGCACAGCACAGTTCCGACAGGTCGATGCTACTTGCATATCTATGAGCTTCTGTGCGAATCTCGAAACCGGACGGAACTCCTGCACGAATAACTTTGTCCAGCTTCTGCGGTTCAATATGCGTTTCTTTGATACGGATAGTTTCCATGCCGCATCCAATGTCAACGCCTACAAGGTTCGGGCAAATCTTATCCTTGATGGTCATCGTGGTTCCGATTGTACAACCAGCCCCAGCATGAATGTCTGGCATCATACGGACTTTGCTTCCCTCGATGTACGGTTGATTCAAAAGATTGATAACCTGAGAGATAGACTCATTATCGACCACGTCGGTAAACACCTTTGCAGTGCCAAACTTACCCTGTAACTCAAGCATTTGCCCGCCTCCTTTAAGATTAGATTAGCGAAATCTTTTCGCTGTTTCCGCGATAGATACTGTCTGTTGTAAACACATGGCGGATTAAGCCATCCGTGAGAACCGTTCCGCTGTGAATCGTGTTTTCACAATGAGTCACATACAAATACACTTCATTTGCTCCAGCCTCTTTTAGTGCCTTAGCGGTAAAAGTGAATGTGCCACCGCGAGAACAAATATCATCGACAATCAGCACATTTCTATCGGTAACCTTTTCTGGGCTCGTCAGTTCCAGCCGTTCAATTTTCCCGGTGCGCCAGTCTCTGTGCTTGATGCAGAACACATACTCTCTACCAGCTTGCGATGAATATCGTTTTGCTGCTCCCTCATCAGGATAGCACAGCAACACATTTTTGTCATCCAACTTGTCCAGAGCTTTCTGGATGTGCGGCTGCGCGTCATATACCTTGACTCTGTCAAGCAATGCTGCTGATACATTCGAGTGAGGGTCATCGACTAACACGTCGTCAAAATCCAGCGTGTTGATAAACTCCGCAAACCATTTTAGCGTAAACACTTCATCCGCATTTTTTACTCTATCCATTCTGGCATTTGGAATGTATGGGAGCAGCAAGCGGAGGCGAACGTCCCGGTCATGGTCGCGGATATGATTTACCAGATACCATAGAAGGATGCACTCCTCATCGCCGTCATACTTCCATGTGATATTGAAGATGCGTGTCATTGAGCCAAACGGATTATACCTGAAAGAGGTTGTACCATCGGGGAACTTTGTAAACTCGACCTGCTTGTCGTTGACAAGAATCATGCCGTGACCCCCTCGTTCTCGATGTTAATCTGGCACATTTTCATTGCCGACAGTGCAGTCTTGTGACTCTCTGGTGTCACGCCAGCGCAGCAGGAAGCATCGACTGTAATCTTAACTTCCGGCATAAACGCCTTGAGCAGCAAGGCATTTGAGATAACACAGATATCGGTACAAAGACCAACAAGGACAATTTCTTCTATGCCATCACCAAACGCAACTTCTGGATATAGGCGACCAGCAAGTGCTAATGAACCAAACGTTTTCTTCTCGAAACCATTCAACTGGTCATCCGCTGGATGCTTGCTCTGAATTGCTGCTTTGACTGAGCTATGAATCTGCCAGCCATTACTTGCAGATATACAGTGTTTTACCGGCAACAGTCTTCCTTCTTGCGTTTCGAGGTAATCATCAGAATGGGTGTCTTGTGTCCACAAAACTTCCCCATCAAACTCTTCGATTTTCTTGACGACCTTCGGCACAATAGCCTGTGCCTCTGGTGTCCCGAGCGCACCATCAATAAAGTCGTTCTGCATATCAACGACAACAAGAACCTTCATTCTTCACCCTCCATCTCACAGCGACGTTTGTTTGCTAATAAAGTTTATCGCTTTGCCTGTTTTCTTGTTTACACCATGTCCAACAACATGGACGAGGTAATCTTCCCAAGTTTCTCCCGCTTTCCAATACTCGGAGTCCTTTTCGTGGGTACCGGTTTCTTTTACAACTTCGATTTGAATAGTCCCTTTGAAGTCTGGAATTATGGTAGCTGTCCACGGTCTCTCTAAGTGATAATTGAAGTTTGGGTTATAGGCAAGAACTTCATGCAGCAGAAATACAGATACAAGACCGGCATCTGCACAGAACCGACCCAACGGCTTCTTTGTGTCAGAATCAAAAACTGTGCATCCCCAGTCTCCATAGATGGTGTCATGGGTCAAATAATTTTTAATCCCAAGTCGCTCCATATATTCACCGTACTCACAATAATGCCAGTCGTTCTTAGTTATCCCGTTTTCATTGCGAATAATGTAGCAGGGGTCTGTAATGATAATGTCACCATCAAATTCTTTTTCCGGGGTACTCTGATATCTCATTCTTGCTCGCCCTCCTTATACTTACAGCGAATATCTTTCTCACGCTTACGATTATAGGCTCGTTTGTTTGGAACAATTTGAGTAACGGGGCGAGCACAAGTCCAGAAATTGCGTGCTTTCTTCGCTTGAAGTTTTCGCCTATTCTTGTCTGTCATTGGACTCGCCTCCGTTCTCAATTTGCCGACCGCTTTCCGCATGGGGCGTGATTATTGTAGAAGCCCCATGTGCACAAAGTGACATTTTTAGCAAGCAATTTCCGGGTTATTATTTTTATTCGCTGAATAAAAATTATAACCTCGGAAATGCGAGGCTAAAAATGAAGAACTCAAATCTTTTCTTCTGCTTCAAGCGAGAAGATACTACACGTTTTGCTGAGGCATATGTATGTAGTCAATCTTCAAAGCGGTCTGTATCATAGCGGTTATCCGCTTATGTTTTAGGTTACAATTCGTCTTCCATCCATGCTCAGGAGCTGTGCGAACGCCTCGTCTTCTTCTTGCTGCTTTTCCACTTCATCATTCTGGATAGCCACAAACACTACACTGCACATACCAATGAGGTCATCGATGGAGAAATCCTCTTCCTCAATGGTTTCGTCTTCGTCTGGTTCCTCTTCCAGAGAATCGAGGAAGTCGTCATCTGCATCGGCGTACTCTTCATCTTCCTCTTCCTCGTCGTCCCATGCGCCGTAGTCATCGCCCCATTCGAGGACATCCTCTTTGTAGTCTTCGAAGTCATCGTCATCGAGACCATCATAATCAAAGGCGCTGTTACGACGGTAGTAATAGTACCCGCTGGGGAGGTTGCCAAGGAAGTCTCGGATGTCCCTCCAACCGTAGTCGGCGATAGCATCGCGGATATCTTCTTCGACGATGTCATCGTAATCATCATCGTCATAGATGTCCTCACAGACATCGCAGTCAAAGTCGCTGCAAAAGTCTTTCAGTTCATACCACTCAGTGATATTGTCAATAAATTCATTCCTTGTCATGTTTTAATCCTCCATTTCCACTATTTCAGTTGAGACCCTAACGAGCTTGGACAATGCTTTCTCTGTCAGGAACGCATATTGTACGCCAAGCTGCGTACTGGTTAACTCTTTTCGCATTGCTGTAGCCGCCACGTCAATCGACACATTGCTATTTCTCAGCTTTGTAAATTTACTTTTCAAATTACTTCCTCCGCCAGCCATATATCCGATTACCAAATCGACATTTGGAGCGGTGCCGAGCCTTGAAGAAACCACGAACCGAAGCCAGTCCTCAGACCTTTCATCAAACTCCAGAACAGAGAGCCCATCCAAGTCTGTGAGCAGATATGTTTGGACATATCCCGCCCGAGAGTTTTTGACTGCCATCGGCAAGGCATCGAAATAATTTTTGGCAAGATAAAAGCCGCATCCGAAATCTCGGTGCGGCTTACACTTGTTCAGGGTTGGTACATCGAAATCTGCCGGAGTACCGTGATACAGATACATGGCAACCCTCCTCTATAAAATTGGTCTGGGTGAGAGGACTCGAACCCCCGACATCTTGCTCCCAAAGCAAGCGCACTACCATCTGTGCTACACCCAGATATAATGGTTTTGTTTCCGAACACACACGCACTACTGATGGGTTCGAACCATCCTCACCATAAGCATCGCCATCAATGCTTAGTAGTGCGTGCCGGGGCAGAAAGGAAAACGGATATGTCAGTCCGTTGGAGCTGGTGACAGGGCTCGAACCCGCAACCCAGTGAGTACAAATCACTTGCGCTACCAATTACGCTACACCAGCGTGCACCCTCGTCTTTCCGAGGTGTCAGCTTTTAGCTAAAAGGCTGCTGATGACTGGACTCGAACCAGCGGCTCGCACTTCCGGTGCTGCTCTACCAACTGAGCTACATCAGCATAGATACGCCCTGCGCCCGTAGGACTCCGTGTGCACCCGGCTGTGTCTCTTACAGAGATAACAGTTGAGTGATGAACTAACCGTACAAACGTAAGCATGACCAACAGAGCAGATGGAGCTGGAACTCGGAGTCGAACCGAGAACCCACGCTGTACGAAAGCGTTACTCTACCAGTTGAGCTATTCCAGCATAGATGCCATCCTGAAACTATGGCGATGTCATTAACACCACCAATACAAACTCACTATGATGGCAGTTTTGATAGCGTGAAAGGAGAATCATGGATAAATCATCGTGGCATAAGGGATTGCAGGGATAGAAAACAAGCTCTAATACCAAAGATGATTTTGGCAGGGGCAGTAGGATTCGAACCTACGAATAACGGAGTCAAAGTCCGCTGTGTTACCGCTTCACCATACCCCTATATCTGCAGGCTCATGCAGCGGCGTCCCGCCAAACCAACCTGTAACCGACTTCCAGAGCAGGCTCTGACGTGTCGTAAAGGCATTTCCTTTAACGCATAATTTAATGGTTTCTTACTTGGAGCGGCGTACCAGACTCAAACTGGCACCACCGGTTTGGAAGACCGGAGTGCTAACCGTTGAACACCAACACCGCATGGTCGGCTTCTCGCTTAGATTGTCACACGCTACCGGCAACTACGCTCCGAAAAGTCGTAGCCCCTATTCCGTCAGGTCAAACCGGTCTTGACGCATCAAGACAAGCGCAGTTTTCAGCAAGCATTTTCATTCTTTGTGAGGTAAGCCGATAATCTCTCACATCAGTTGGGAGCTACCCAACAACTGGCAGGGGTGAATGGATTCGAACCACCATCTGACGGTTTTGGAGACCGCTATGTTAGCCATTGCACCACACCCCTTGGCGGAGTGGACAGGACTTGAACCTGCACATCCTTTCGGATTACTCACGGTTTAGCAAACCGCTGCCTTACCGTTAGGCTTACCACTCCATCGGGATTACTTTATTATACAGAGCAATAAACTGCTCATTGACCTGCTTGTCCACATGATAATGTCCAAAGAACCACCGCTTGAATGTGAGGTCGGAACAAACCCTATCTAAAAAGCTGACCATCGGGTCGTTCTCGTACCAGCTTGCGAGCAGAGTCTGAACACTCCTTGGCGCACAATGTGTAATTACATAGTCAACTCGCCAATGATTTTGTTCGAGCGCTGCAATCGCTCGTTCCATTTCTTCTCTGGACGGCATTTCCTCTTTCCACCATGAGATATGTTCCACGCGATACTCTTTATCAACAGAGCGAGCACCGCCCATGCAGAAGATTTTCTTTCCATCAATCGTGAGCACCTGCCCTCTGTCCAGATGATAGATGTCAGGAGCGATTTCACGCACCTTTCCGCCAAATTTGTCAATCAGCGGGAACTGGTAGAGCATATCAAAGTTCTCATGGTTGCCATCAATCCAAAGTGTCGTGAAGTTTTTCGCTGTCAGCCAGTCTTGCCACCACATCTCTCGATGCGAACCGTCCCAGCAGAGTCCAAAATCGCCACATATGATTACGAAATCATTCTTCGTCAATTCCTTTTGTTGTGGGAACTTTGTTGTATTAAGCTTGGCAATATCAATGTTTGCGTGTGTATCTCCAGTGACATAAATCATGCTCAGTTCCTTTCTCATCTGCAGTCCATATGTATATTCTGTTCTGGTCTCTTCGTTTATCTCCTGTAGCGACGGGATTTAGATGAGCTGAAAGCGAGTTCAAATCCTGAGCGGCGATGATGAAATCATTGGGAGACAATGGGTTCGACGGTCGCTCATCGGATGGAGATGACAAGACATCCAGAATAGTTTTAATGAGCTGTACAGCGAGCTTAGGCGCCTTCGCAGCAGGCTGCGGGCGGGGAATTGTGCTGTCCAGCAAAGTGATACTTCAGCCTTTGGCGTGAAGCACATTCCTTACGAAATGTTATTCACTGCAAATGATAATTTGATTATCCTGTAATCTACATTGAGGTAGCTCCCTACGAGGAGGAGCTCCGGCACCCAGTGACTGGCGTGCGACATCTTTTGGTCGTCTCGTTGAATCCATTGTGGCACAATGGATTCAAGTGATTCGGGCTGCTCACCGGTGGTTCGCAGCCTCGAAGGATGACTTGAGTCTGCAGGTGAATGCGCCTCCGGGGAGGTTTTCCTCCCTATCAAGTTGTTACTTATGCCTTTGGCGATAAGCATTGCTTTCGCAATTATGCATTACAGGATTGCGGGTTATTTATAGACGTTACCGCAGGTCGTCCTTCATCATGCGGATTACATCCACATTCATTTTCTTGTTGATGTAAGCTACAATTGCGTCGATGGTCTCTTTTTCGACCATACGATAATAGCTATGCAGACCATACATTACCTGTACATCATTCCGCTCCCAAGCGACACCATTGTTCTTATCTGTGATGTAATTGTACAGCATTGACTGGAACTGCTTTTTCTTTTTATGACCGACCGTAATCTCGTTGTCCTTATTCAGCATAACGCCAAGATTCCAGTTGCGCCCCGCTGATGAACCATACCGAGTCTTGCTTGCATTGATTGTGAACGGGGCACCAAAGCTGTTCAATGTACTTACTACCAGCTCTTCAACAGAACGAACATCAAAATCATACTTGGATGAAATGATGAAGTCATCCGCATATCTGGTATAAATGAAGCTCTGTTTTTCAAAATTACGGAGCGTATTCGACAGTTTGAAATCAACCGGAATCATCATTACGTTTGTGATAAGCGGTGAAATTGGGGTACCTTGCGGTAGCCCACCATTTAAGAACGCTAACGACATAGCTGTCCGCAATGCTGCCTCGCCCTGTGGCTCTTTAACAATCTCACTAAAAGGAAAAACCATCGAGAACATTGAGATGGCATAATCCAATGTTGTGCTGCCAAAAAAGTCGTGCAGGTCAAGCTTTGCGAACCATTTGCTGCTGTTCTTCTGGTGACGCTTAACCGCATCGACTGTGCTCCGCTTCTTTACATAAGCAAACGCGGCGGTATGATAGAGTGCATGGAAATCATCCTCGAAAATCGTTTTGAGTCTTCTCAAGGCGTCCATCAGCTCTGCCTTTGGCGCATCGATTCTACGAAGACCACCAGATTTCTTTGGGATGTAAAAGGTCTCATACAACTCGCTCCGTTCCTTTGCACGAAGCTCTGCTGTATCGTTATTAAATCGCACGAGTTTTCCGATTAAAGCTTCAACACCAATCTTGCTGGAAAAATGTTCACTGACATTTTCGACCTCGTATGTTCTTGTGTTTGCAATATTGGCATTGACAACCGGAGGTGTCTGATAGTTTTGAAACAGGTACTCTTCCAGTGTCATCTGATGATAAATCGGTGACTGCCTAACAGTGATATAGACCATTTCTTCCCTCCTTGTCCAATAACTAACTGTAACCTACATATGTCTGCTGCTTCCCAGAATTCCTAAGTCTGGAGACTACGTCGTCCCTGTGGGAGGTGGTGCGAGCTCTTGCAAGATGCGAGATTTTTTTTCTTTGATTTCATTGCGACTGAAAGCATGAGTCTGATGTTAGTACGTTTCGTCCTTGTATCGAAGATTTGGCGAAAAGTGCTTGACATTTGGTTAGCTTTATGGCGTGATGCTGCCGACCCTTGGCAGCCGGTTTGCTTTCAGGGTTTCACCGCGTCATCCTCCGGGGGGGCATCCTCCCGACAATTTGTTACTTTAGCCTTTGGCGTAAAGCTCTCTTACGAGAAAATCCGTTACAGTCTGTGGCGCATTAAGGCTGCGCCATACCTAATAATTCAAACAGTTCTTCGTCCGTAAAGACATTTTGAGTTGTGAATGGCTTGATGAAAAACACGCCGTCCTCTCGTTGTTCGACAATCGTGTCAGGGCTCAACGTGCACACCGGTCTTACCCCGGAACAGCTTGATGCTGTCAGCCTGTTTAACACACCAGAGCGATTCGAAATCGCCGCTCTTTCGGTCTCAACATCGTCTAACAGCCAGAAGCTCATAAATCCACGGTCTGAATCAAGCCCTGCATAACGAGCTTTCAGGTCGAACAAGTCGGCTGTCGGATTCGGACGAATGCCTTTTCTTTTGAATAAGTCAAAGCGCCGCCCATCTTGGAGGCTAAAAATGTCTGCAATTGATGGTAGGCGAATCAACGAAGACACTCGGTTCTCTCCGACCACATACTCTTTCCTGACCAAAGAAGCAATCTCGTGGTCTTCAAAGAAATACAGAAACCCGTAATGGTCTTCATAGCGAGCATAACTATACCTCACAAAGGCACCGGGCGAAGAATCATTATCGTGCATTGCGTGATACCACATCATCTGGTCACTGTTCAAGAACGAAAACAGATTTGACACTGGATACTTCGCATTATTAACACGCCTATAATGCCCAGTCTCTTCCGCCGCATCGAAGCACAGGTAGTCGATAGCTTTTTCTGTGATAAAATCACAGTTTGGATTACCTTTCAGCCAAACAATCGGGTGCGGGCTGTCTTTGTCCACACCGTACTTACCCATCACAAGTTGTGTACCAACTTTGAGGGCACCAACGGTCGTGTCCATACCTTACCCTCCCTTCGTTCTTTTTGAAAATTAAAACGCATCCAGCAGCGGCTGGAATGCGTCGCAGATAATCAGCTTGTTTAAGCCCTTGCCCCTGATGTACTTGACGAAGTTACTCACTCCCAAAGCACAAATCGCTCTGACCGTGGTTACAACGCCAAGCGTAATGCCGCAGGCTGAAACGGGAGTTTCTTCCGCCGCTTCATCGTGCGTAAAGTTCATGGAATTGAGGAAGTCTTTCTTCATCTTGTAGTCAGACCAATCAGCAGCATAGTGCTGACCTGCCTCCAGCAAGGTTCTGAAGTCAAACATCGCCTTTACATACGGATTGTCGAAATGTTTTTCGACAATCTGTTTTCTCAGCTCGATGTTGTCAACGCACAAGAACACATAGCCAGACATCTGCTGCCCGTTCCACCCATCCTTGTACAGTTTCAGACTGTCCTTGACATCGGGATTGATATCGAAAAGGATATCTGCCAGTGCCTCGACCTTAGAGCGCCCGATGTCCTGCTGTCGGAAAATCTGATTTGCCAGATTGTGCGGGCTTACTGTATCCATGTCCCACAGTGCGATGTTCGTGAGACCCAAGCGAACCAACAGTTCCGCAATCGTCGCACCGACAGACCCACACCCGACGATATGGATTCTACAATCAACCTTCTCAGGCTGAAAATATTCATAGCTCTTTGACAGGTCAATCGCCATATTACTTACCTCCTAAGTATGTATAAGGGTCGTAGTCCTCTTCATCCTCCCAGCCCTGCATCGTTTCTTGACAGGCATTTCGTCCATGCCAACCGGCACCGATTCTGGTTCTGGGTTTCTCGTCCTCGTCCTTCTTCCCAGATGACTTGTCTTTTTTGTCGTCCTTTTTCTCGTCCTTCTTATCGTCAGTCTTGCCTGCAAGCGGATTGTACGGAGCACCAGCCGGAGCGCCTCTGTATCCCTGATTGTAGTAACCGCCGTATCCGTTCTGACCGCCATACACATAGGGCTTGGACTTTACCATATCCTTCGCGTTCTTGATGAACTCATCGAGACCTTCGTTCTGACCGACAATCTTGACTGTGATGTCTTTATCTTCGAACATCACATTCTTCTTGAGGTCATAGATTTTGTTTGTACTTGCAAGCGACTTGTTCCAAATCATAAAGATGTAGAAGTCGTCATCGCCAAGCATCCCAAGAATTTCCTCTTGATGGTTGAGGTCAACGGATGATGGCGACGTACCCATATTTACATGGGAGTGCCCCTGCATATAGATGTGATTGAAGCGTTCATCTTCAATGTTTTCCTGAATCCACAGAGCGTACTTCTCTGTATCCATCTCGACTGTTGAACCGGTTACTTCCTGCGGGTAGACAACGATATCGTCGATGACATATTCGTCGAGCGATTCGTCTTCGACTCGGCGTGCAACGCCATGCCATGCGACCTCTTTATCGAACTCCTTGATGAGCATAACCATCTTTGCCCATGCTTCTGTGCTGAAGTAGACCACCGCTTTTTTGTCACCGCACGAAAACGCTTTGGTAAAAGAAAGCTTACCGTCCGAAAGCTTTGTGAGAGACAAAGCCTTCTCAAAGTCCTGACGACACTCGTCAATGAGTTCCTGCGTTAACTTAATTGGTCTGCTCATTTTGCGCCTCCTCCGCCTGCCCATTCTGTGCCTCCTGTTCTTCAAGCCATCTGATTGCCTCATTCGGCTTTACAACACGACCATCTGGCAATTCGATACAACGACTGACCGAACCGTTCGACCACATCGTTTTCATAAACTCGCCCATAACTGCACTGTCACCGAAGTTCAGACTCTTACAGGATGCAATACACTGTTCAAGGGCTCCAATATAATTTCTCTGTCTCAACAGTTCATTGATAGTTCTGAGGTAATTGCCCATACAATGGAACCGGTCGATGTGTGTATTGGGCATATAACCGTCGAATGTGTAATCAGAAAAGTCGCCGGTCTGCGGGGAAACGCTACCATTCAAGTCGAATCTATACGCTGCGCAGAAACGGATTCTCAGGCGCGGATTTTCGTTCACAAAAATCTCTCGCATCAGCTTCTGCATCTTCTCTGACGCTGCCGCATTGTGACCAGCACCACCGTCCGGTCGATAAATGTAGCTATTCCTGTTGTTGATTGACCGCTCAGCCATTTCTCTATCAAAGTATTCGAGATAATCTTTGACCGAGAAATACATATCCGTATTGCTCACCCGAGAAAGGACAAGACGGTTGTTACAAAGGAAATACTCCATAATTTCGGAGTCTCCGCCGCCTTCGGCAATCCTCTGTTCAAGCCCCATCAGCTTGATGCACTTGTCATTACGCCGAGACAGATACGCGCCGATGGCATCATTGAGCCGCTGGATTTCTTCATCAATCGACACAATCTCATTGCGAACCGAATCGCATTCAATGCGTTCGTATCTGGTTTCAAAATCACCCAGCAACTGACGAATCCGTGCCGTTCTAAAATCGTACCCTTCGCCGAGTTTTGAGATATACTTCTCGTAGTTTGCAGAATTCGTCTCACGCAGAGATTGCATCAGTGCAAGTTCGTCCTCTGTCAAACCGTCATTCTGATTCAGATACCACGGCATAAATGCAAGGATGGACACCTGCAGGTAATGCATCTTCTTGATATCGAGGTTATCAACGAAGACGATTACCGATTTCTTGTCTGGGTTGATGTAACAGTCAACGTTGAATGACTTACGGTAAAATGCTTTGACCTTATCAAGCCGATGATATTCAGGGTACACTGACGTGAAGTTCTTCTCAATAATCTGCATACAGGTCAGATTACCGCTCTGGTCAGCATTAAAACTGTGAACCATAAGAACGCCGCTGTCATCCATTCGATATCTGCTACAAATAGCACCAACCGCACGTTCCGCCGGAACGCTATTGATAGCGCCACTATTGTAATTTGACGAACCGAACGTTAGATAAACGCTTTCGCCCTCTTTGATTCGAGGTGCAACCAGTGCACGAAGCGTTGAAAGGAATGAACAATCACCGCCATAGTAATCTCCGGTAATGTTCTGGAAATAACTATTAGCTGCTTCCGACGTAAACGGTGTCGATGCAATACTTGTCTTGAACACAGAAACACCTCTATTCATTTTTTATCTTGGTGGGGAATATCGGACTTGAACCGATACGGCATACGCCAACAGGACTTAAATCTGTTGTGTCTTCCACTTCCACCAATTCCCCATGAAAAGAGCCGCCCATGAAGGGCGGCTCTGAAGTTGGAACTTAGGCGTTATCCGCCTTAACGACATTCAGCAGGAAGCACTTCTCGGTGATACCGAACTGCTGGAAGGTCTTATCGAGGTCGCCGGGATTCAGGGAAGAACCATCGAGGTGCATAACACCACGGGTGTAGTCAACACCATTCGCCTCAAGGCAGGAACGCAGAGTGGTGTTCTCGTCGATGATGACAGCCTCACGCTTGACATTGTTGCCGACAGTAACCTTAATCATTATGTATTCTCCTTTAATTCGTTTTTAATTCTTGAAAAATGGTGGGGCGGCTATGCCGCCCCGTTGCGGTGTCTTTTACTGAGCGACGGTGATGTTGCTCATCACGGTTGCCTTCTCAGCCGCAATCTCTTCGAGGACAGCGGGAAGCTTCTCTTCGAGCTTGTTGAGGTTGATGATGGCAGCACCGAGGCGGTCAGCGACCCAGTCCTTCACATCGCCGGTAACACCGTCGAGGAACAGGGTGATGCACGCCAGCTTGTCATCGTCACGGGTCTCGGAACCGAAAGACGCACCGACTGCGTTGATATTGCCTGCACCATGAGTGGTGCCGACACCGAAGATGGGCTCCTTGCCATCCTCGCCGCCCTTCAGGACGAGCTCCTTGGGACGATACTTCTCGATGGTCTTGATGTCCTCAAGCTTCATTGCGGAAGTGACGACGACTGCGTCGCCTGCGATAACGATTTTTGCCATGTGTATGTACTCCTTGATTTCAAATGTACCCCTATTAGTTCGTCTTGCGACTATCCGCCCACACCACGAGGAGGTTGGAGCCATTGTGGACATAAAAACCACTGAAGCGATTACCTCAGTGGTTGTTGTTTTATCTTGCACCACTTCCGTGGTGCCGATGCTTTTGATACACAGATTAGAAGCTGAAAGCCGGGGCGACGCCATTGGAATACCTCGCGCCGGTATAGTTCGCGCTGCCGTCCGTGTACACAAGGCAGAAGAAGTTGCTGTTGTTGTAATTAGGAGAACGCAGCATAGTGTACTCAGCGGAACCATTACGCTTCTTCCCCCAAGGCACATCTTCCTGCCGGTAATACTCATACCAATGACCTTCACCCGGTGCTGAATAGATATTTCGCCCAAAAGTTTCTTTTTCAGACTTAATCCAGAATTTGCACTCCGTTTCGAGCAATTCATTCGCTCCGTCATAGGTGTTTGCAGTGAGCTTGATTACAGGTTCGACCACCTCAAGAATCTCGGCAGGCATGAGTTGGTAAATCTCACCATATTCATCGTTCATCTTGTGAAACAGTTCTGTTGCACCCCAAGAACCTCTGTTGGTATCGTCACTATTCCAGCGATGCCGTTTTGGGAGGCAGTCAACCATTTCCCAGCTCAGTGGAAGGATACGACCACTTTTCGTAACGTCATGTCTAAATCCAATGATACGAAACTGAACCATCGTGCCGTCCGTCAGTCTGACATTCTTGAAGTCGCCTAATTTAAGGAAGTCCGGCGCCATATCCCCAAGCCCCTTCAGTGAACGCCACGGCATATTATCCAAACATTCAGGCATATGTTACCTCCATCCATCATCATTTAATTGGCGGGGAGTGTAGGATTCGAACCCACGGACGGCTCTCACCGTCAACGGTTTTCAAGACCGCCACCATAAGCCACTCGGTCAACTCCCCAAATAAAAAGAGACGGGTTATTCGCCCGTCTCAGTTTCATCCTCTTTATCTTCCGGCTCGTCCACGCCGTCGATATCATATTCATCATACGGAAACTCTGTAAAGACTTCACAGCCACTTTCTTTCTCCGTTACAATCATCGGTCGATAGATATGGAAACCGTAATCCTCCGAAAGTTCTTTCAAAAACCCGTCAAGGATTTCATCGACAACCTCATAACCATACGCTTCCAAGATGTTTGTTCCGTCGTTGTCGCCCTCCTGCAGCGCAATTGCAAGAAAGTCTGCCATAGCCAAACTAAGCTCATCGTTGCGCTCATACATGGCATCTTCCATATCCATCCATGTTTCATCGTCTTCCCCGTTATCTGGAACATCTTCTGGGATGTACTTGTCATCCGTAATCATAACAGGGAAGAGATAGCGCGTGTAGAACTTCTTCGCCACCGTTGTACAGTCATCCTCACTCACGCAATGCTCTTTGTACTCGGTTTTTTCGTCGCCTTTTGCGACAGCTAAAACAGGGAGGTCATTTTCCTCGGTAAGGTACACGGCATATTCCGTGTCGGTGTTCTCTGCAATGAGAACCATCTCTTTGTTCAAACGTTTTCTGCTTTCCTGAAAAAATCCCCAGACTGCATCAGCAGGGATGTGAATATGAACTCCCATAAGGAACCTCCTTATATAATTGACCTTGGTACTCCCGACGAGGTTCGAACTCGTGACCCCAGCATTAAAAGTGCCGTGCTCTACCAACTGAGCTACGGAAGTATATTGACCGGCTATCACGGTGCGCCCAGAAAGGTGGACACGCTTGAGTTCCACAAACAGTTTTGCCCGCAAAAGATGGAGGTGAATACTTGATGGAGGTGTTTATCTTAATGCAGGTACGAAGAAAGGAACTTACAAATGAACGAAGGACACGCGCATGGCAAAACTGTATGGTGCAGGATAAGAGACTTGAACTCTTACGCCGGAGGCAGCGGGACTTGAATCCGCCGTGTCTGCCAATTCCACCAATCCTGCATATTTTTTATATCCAACCAGCTAATACTGCGATTATCGTCACACTCAAAACGGTCAGCACAATGTTGTCATACACTATTCGGTTGTGGAGGTTTTTGCTTGCTCGCTCAACCCTTCTTTGGAGTCGCTCGATTTCTTCGTTTTTGCTTTCACGCTCAAATTTGTATTTGCACCACGCCTCGCCTGATATGAAGTCACCACGCTCCATGTTCATCCCTCCTTACCAAAGCCATTTTTATCGAATGCCATCTACCCACAACTCTAACGTGCGGCGATTTGCATACTGTTTACAGAGTTCTTCGATGGACACACCATGTGCCTTCGCATCCACTTTCATTGCTGTAAACTGGTCTCTGTATTTTTTGACCATCTTCTCAACGGCAAGAAAATGCTCTTTGTCTTTAGGATAGAAGGCGATATCCTCAAGGCAAACATTGCTTATATCTCCTGCGTGGCAAATTACCTTCCAGCAATCTTTGCACGGTGCATCATCTATACTCACCATATGATTGATGCAGTCACTGCAATGGACAACCACTCCATTTACCTTAATTGGTTTCATTGGTTGCTCCTCCTTTTATGAGGTGGTGGAGATAGCCGGACTCGAACCGGCGACCCTCTGCTTGCAAAGCAGATGCTCTCCCAACTGAGCTATATCCCCATACTTTACGGCATAAAACCCAAGTCAACTCCGCCGTTTGATGTTCCCCACACTAATACCTCAATGCTTCGGATTGCATCAATAAGCCTTGCGCTCCGATACTCAAGGAATGAACATCGTTCCCACTGGCGCCGAGAGCCGGTCTTGAACCGCCATTATAGCCTGCAGTGCTATGTTTTACCAGTTAAACTACCTCGGCAAAAAGCGCCGCCGAAGAACCGGCGGCGCTAAAACTCATTCAATCTATTTCACTTAATCTCCGCTGCACTTGGATTAGGGCTGGTCTCGTGCTTTTTCCATAGTAGAGCCTCCTAACTACATCCCCTGTGGTGCGCCGAATGTCGGCGCTGTTGAAGCATTAGGTATCGCAGATTGAACTGCTTTATATAAACAACTCGCTACCGTCCAGCCAAGTGGTACTCCCTGCGGTCACATATACACCCGACGAACCATCAATCTTGGGTTTTATAAAGGGTTGGTGTTTATGCTTTAAGGCTTGAGCTTTATTCAAAGAAAAACTTTAAGCGTTAAGCCTTTAACCTTCAGCTTTGATTTTTGAGCTTTACAGTGATATTTCACCGGAACCAAGCCGACGTTCATCTTATGTCGCTTGGTTGCAGTGACTCTTTCATCATAATTTGATTTTGTAAAACCCATTACAAAAGCAGTATAGGCAGCTTATCAGGCTGGAGCCAAATTCTTTTTTACTTTACTTATCTGTATTTGGCGGAAACAGAGAAGGCATATGATTCAGGGTTTTCGGACGGCAGCGAAGTTGATTGCTTAATAGGCGATTTCCAGCTCAGTCAGAGCGTTGGACACAGACAGGGCGGAATCAATCTCGACAACGAAGTCGTTGATTTCCTTTTCCAGCGCGGTCAGCTCAGTCGTGATGTTGATGGGGTCAACAATCTCCATCGTCTGAGCGGCGATGAAGTCAGCGCGAACCTTTTTGATTTCGTCGCTGGCTCCCTTCATATCGACATTGCCGTAGAGGGACTTGACGTACTCGTCGGCACGCATTTCCAGCATATCGCCATTGTTCTTGTCCGCCTCAAGACGGGCGCGGCGATTGTCATTGTCCAGCTTCTTGAGAAGCAACTGCTTCAGCGGGATACCGTGGTTCTTCATCTCGATTGCCTCGGCAACCGTGTACTCTTTGCCACCAATCGTTACCTTGACAGTAGCGTTGGACAGCGTAACTGCACGCTTAATAGCATCGCGGCGAGCGATGAGGTCTTTAGCAGACTGGTATGCAGCGCGGATTTCCTCGCTGTAAGTGTTGATGCTGACACCAGCAACCTTGTTGTTGCTGTGCTTATTTGCAAAAACGAACGTGCCCTGCTGGATACTCTTCTGAATACGAGCATCGAGCGTCTTCAGCTCACAGAGCGCCTTATGGACGGTCATCTTTTCAGTAGTCATTGATTTACTCTCCTAATCTTTGAAATTTGAAAATCACTTGCTGTTTGCAACAGCAGATTTCAGGGTAGAACCCGGCTTAAACACCGGAACACGCTTGGCAGGGATATTCAACGGAATATTTGCCCTCGGGTTGCGTCCAACTCTTGCTGCTCGTTCCTTACTCTCAAAGGTTCCGAACCCAACGAGCTGGACTTTGTCGCCAGATACAAGCGCATCAGAAATGATACTGAGAACCGCTTCGAGCGCGACCTCGGCACTCACTTTGGTTATTCCTGCCCTTTGCGCAAGTTCGCTAATCATATCTTCCTTGTTTATCGAAACCACCCTCACTTCCAGTTTGTTGTGATGCGACCATCAGGATGGATGATGATGTTGGAGTAACCATCCCCATAGTCATTATGGCGTTGCTGCCACATATCGCCCAGCGTTAAACGGGCGTGTTTTCCTGCATAATCAAAGGTTGCATAGACGAAGAAATCTCCGATGCGGAATGTGTGAACATCAATTTCCGGGTCGTTCTGCAAGTCGTTCCAAACATCCACTGGATAATCTTTCTTTTCGAGACCGCTCAAGAAGCGGAATGAAAAGCTACTCGCTTCCAGCTTCATATATTCTTTGATGAAAGCAAGTGTGGGATTCTCAACCACCGTTTGCACAGTGCATCCCGGATAACCAGACGGGTCTGCCCAGACATAATCGTTGCGGGAAAGGTTGATGTGAGCCAGCCCATTCAGCTCCGTGTTAAAGCCCGTAGTGTTGATAGAGCAAAACACGTTGTTGCTATTATCCTTATAGGTCTGAATAATGTGTGCGATATGCTCAGGATACAAACCCGGCTCGCCGCCAGTGATTGACAGTCGGGCATCGGGGTGTTCGGCTAAAACCCGCTTTAACGCTTCGATTTGTGCGTCAAAGTCATTATCGCCAGACATCGGGTTCTGCCGCTCCAAGCAAAACGGGCAATAGAACGGACATTCCTGCGTTGTAATCATCTGAACATTGATGCGATAGTAAAGCGGGCGTCCGAGAGAAGTCCTCGCAGTACGACTGTTCAATCTGTACTGTAAATCTCTGTTCATTTCTGCCCGTACATCCTCGTAAGAACTGAGGAACGGTATCTGATTCATTTTGCTGCTCATCTAAGGAACCCTCCATTCCTCTGTTAACTTGCGAAGTCTTGTAATTCCTCTTGCGCTTCGCTTACGGTGTCAGCGGAAAACTGAAAGACACCATTGAGAAAAACTTCAATATGCCCTCGGACATATCGGAACTCGTAATTCCCATAACTCATGTCTCACACCTCCCGCAATTTTTTATGGGAGAAGGTTTTACCTCAATAGGTTCGGGCGCGACTCCGAAAAACTATTTTCAACTCCAGCCTTCCAAGGATGCACTTTCATGTTTGTTTTTCAACTCCCACGCGGTGGCAGCATTTCCTCCACTTGAACACTTTCGTAGTCCCGCACGCCCCGTAATGGCTTTCAGATTTTGGATGCCTCCTCACTTACCTTCACCAATACAGGGTCTAAGCGTTAGGCAGGTTGTGCGCACAGGGTTCACATCCCATTAAACCCACCCCACGGAATCGTACCGTGCCAGCCTTACGGCATCGAACCTCGCTTTAGCGTGAACCAAACCCGACCGACAACCAGATAGATTCCGCCATACCCGTACCACCGGAGTTCGATGAACCCCGGAAAACCGAGCCGTTTAACCATGTTCGACCAGCCGATTGAAAAGCTCGGTATCGACAAATGCTTTGTCGTTGCCGCCGATATTGTCGAACATTTTTCTCGCCGCTTCACGCTTAATTACGACATAGCGACCAGTGGGATAAATGCCTTTCTGCATTTCGACCTTGGCTACGCTGTTCGGCTTGCTGGTAGCCTCCATCAGCGTTACGCCCAACGCCATTTTTGCGCGGCACTTTTCGCACGGCTCATAGTCGATAACCATGTGCCTCGGCGCTTCAAAATCCTCATGTTTCCGACCATCACCAATGTGACCGAGAAGCGCAACCTCGTTGCGTTCTTCACCACACCAGAAGCAAACCGGAATTGTTGGATTAAGACCGTGCTTCGGAGATAACTTGATTCCTGCGTTTGACATTTATCAGACCTCCTAATGAAAATCGCTCAGCCACGCTAACACTCAACCCGTTCAAGAAACCTCAGACTTTTCATTGAGTAAAACTCTTTTGTATGATTGCAAGTTTTCGACGGTGTTGTAGTGAAAGGAGCTGAAACTTCGAGGCATTACTGGATTACAATATGCCTCGTGAAAAGCAGATACAGACCGAACGGAAGAGTAATCAAAGCTGCGGTGCAGTCCTTGTCCTCAAACGTTGTGCCTGTGGATGCCATCCAGAAAACTCCGATGGTGATGAGAAGAAGAACCACGCCCATCAGCTTCTGTCTGGCAAAAAGTTTCCGGCGGCGCTGGTTTCTTGTTCTCGACCTTTGACGGGGATACGCGACCCCAGTATATGTAGCCATACAGAAACCTCCTGCTTTTGATTTTCCTCACTCTGCGTTTACACGGGCTTGTGACCGTTTACCGAAAACTCGATAAGCCGCATTACGGCGACCGCGTTGGCTCCCCACCTCATTTAACGCCGCCAATTTCCCTTTTGCCTACGGCGTACCAGCATCGGTCGATTAAAACTCAGATTGTGGCATAAGCGGTATGACCGCTGCCCCATTTAACAAGAACCCTCGGACAAAGCACATTACCAATGATGGTAATGCCATCAGAGCAACGGGCGATGTGCTTTCCGTCCTCATGGTGAAAACTCACTTTGGAACCGGAGCGATTTACAAGCCCTCTCACTCGTTCTTTGAAAACATCATAGGACATATGAAAAACTCCTTTAGCGAATTGTCGGATATCCGCAGACGGTGGTTCAGATACCACCGTTTCGCCGTCATTACGGCTCATCAGTGCGGCTCGGGGTATAAGAAAACCACCGACGAAAGCCCATTAGAAAACAACTGCCATATGGCGTGGGCTCGCGGTGGTTCAAATACCCTCACTGAGATATTCAGTTATCTTTCTTGGTCTTAAAATCCAGCTCATAGGTCTTGCCGGTAACGATACGGTGGCAAACCTCAGCCAGATAATTGCGGAAATACCGGTGATTTGCGCAGGTCACAGTCAGCGCCTTGCGGTTCTTCTTGGAATAAACCGACATCAGGAAGTTGACATCATGGCTCGTTGCCTTGTACTGCTCACCCAGCATGGCGGTGATAACCGTCTGCAAAGTCTTGAGCAGATTCGTCTTGCTGGTCGGATTCTTGCCCATGTCAAACTCACGGGCGATTTCGCTCATAGCGTAGCTGTCATTGACAACCTTGGGGTCGATACCGAGGTCAACCGCCTTCTGCGCGGTCAGCAAGAAGTTCATCTTCTGCGCGATACTCGACCAATTCTCATTGGCGCCGATAGAACCACAATACTTGTGGAGCTTGAGCAGGTCAATCTGCCGTTCCTTGTCCACGATAGCGCGAACCGGCACCTTGTCATCACCCTTCTGCTCGTCCTTAACCCCGATAGTCAAAAAGGACAGGGTCGTGACGGCGGTAAGCATGGGATTATCAGTGTTCTTGCAATCCTCGAAGCACATATCCCGAACGGTAGCGGTGTACTCATTGATTTTCTCGGTCATGGCTTTGTCGGCTTTGGAAGCGTCCTCAAACTTGCCATTCTGGATTGCATCATTGTAATCCTTGACAAGGGCTTCGGTTTCAGAGCGCAACTGTGCCAATTTAGCGGTGTTTTCTTCTCTGGTCATTTTGAAATGCCCCTTTCACAGATTTTTGGTGATAACAAAGTTTATCACTCAAGAAAGCCGCTGAAAGATTTCTCAGTCAGCGGCTCTATCAATGATAAACTCAAGGACACGGCGGTGGCTCTGCACTCGGCTCATGGGGCATAACTCGCCCATGCAACTATTGCAGTATCGAACATCGCGCATATCATTTCTGATACTCGCGTCGATTGAGTGAAGTTCTGCTTATTCACAATACTCAACCAAATCCGACTTTCATATCTATATGCCCTCATTTTCGGCTCCTCGGAGCACAACACCCTTGGGTGGAAAACTCGGACGATACTACTAACCATCAAAGGTCTTTTTCGTATAGCCATCAGTTATGCAAGCCGCACTTAGGTTCATAGGCACAAACCTCCGGGGATTTTCACTATCTCGTACCATGAGCCTAACTCTCATGCACCGGCGACGCCTTTGATAGCAAAGGTACTCACATTGACACTCACTCAATGGTGTGTTGGCTTGCCATACCCGAAAGTGGCGGACATCTCCGCTTGTATTTCGTGGCTTGCCGTGCGGGGTCTTGCCCTGCACCCTTAACCGCAAGGGGTGTACCCTGTGTGCGGCGGGGCGGCGGGGTCTTGCCCTGCACCCTTAACCGCAAGGGGTGTACCCTGTGTGCGGCGGGGCGGCGGGGTCTTGCCCTGCACCCTTAACCGCAAGGGGTGTACCCTGTGTGCGGCGGGGCGGCGGGGTCTTGCCCTGCACCCTTAACCGCAAGGGGTGTACCCTGTGTGCGGCGGGGCGGCGGGGTCTTGCCCTGCACCCTTAACCGCAAGGGGTGTACCCTGTGTGCGGCGGGGCGGCGGGGTCTTGCCCTGCACCCTTAACCGCAAGGGGTGTACCCTGTGTGCGGCGGGGCGGCGGGGTCTTGCCCCCCTTGCGCTTGCTGTATGCCGTCCTTGCGGTCTGCGTGTGCGGTCTGTCCAAAAAGAAAGGGCGGGGGCGTTGTGCCCCCGCCTTGTGCGGTCTGCGTGTTCAGTTGTTCGGGGTCAAGCCAAGGGCAAGCGCCTTTTTCTGGACTTGTTCAACGGTCTTTGCAATCGCCCTTTGCGTCACGCCAAGATAGGTTGCAATAGCCTTGTAGCCTTTGCCCTGCATACGCAGTCTTAACACCTGTGCTTGACGGTCGGTCAAGTCAAGTCGTGCAATGGTCGTTTCGTAGTCCTCTACGGTCTGCCGGTCGGCGGTGTAGTTTCCGTCGCAGTTGTACCCGCCAAGGTCGGCATACTTGTGCAAGCGGTAGTAAATGGTTTCAAGCCCGTTTTCGCTGTCCTCTATGTAAGTATAGCCGTTGCGGGGGTCGGTCTGCGTTGCGCGGCTGTCCTGCACAGCTTGACGCACAGCGCGGTAGACTTCCTGTATTGGGGTTGTGGTTTCGTCACGATATGCACGGCTGTCCTCTGTGCGGATATAGACACGGCGGAAAAGTCGGCGGGTTGTGTACGGCGTGTCAAGCCAAGGGGCGGCGGGGTCGGCGTGTTCGGCGGCTTGTTCGAGAATGGCAAGGGCGGCGGCGTTCACAAGGTCTATACCGTCGGAAAGGGTTTCCCCCACAAGGGCGGCAACCGCTTTTTCTGCGTCCTTGTCCACGGTTTCGGTTGTCAAGTCACCGTCGGCGTTGTACGCCGTGCGGGTTGCCTTGTTCGTTGCCGTGCGCAAGTTGTCCAGCGTTGCAAGGTCGGCGGCTATGCCCCGTTTCAGTTGGACAAGAGCGGGGTTGTATCCGTTGTCGGATACGGTTTCACGGTCGGCGGCGGTCTTGCGTTGCGGGTCAATACACTTGTTCAAAACGGAGTATGCAACGGCGGTTGCAAGGGCGGTCAATTCCTGTGTGCTGTCCTTGCCGCTTGCAAGGGCGTTTTCGTAGTTGCGTTTGACCTGTTCAAAGTCGGGGCGTTCTGCCGTTTTCGGCGTGTTGGTGTTGGTATTCATGTTCTTGTTCCTTTCTGCCGTGTCGGTCGGGCGTGTTGGTGTGTGGTGTGGTGTGGTGTAGGTCTGCCCGCCGTAGTTGTCCGGCACGGATAGACTACCACAACACGCGCAGAATGTCAACACAATTATTTTGCATACACCGACAACCGCAAGGGTTGTACCCTGCCGCCGTGCTTTTTTCGGCTGTCCGTGTCGGTCTGCCCGCCGTGTCTACTTGCCCTTTCTGCGCTATGGCAAGTAGGGGGGGTGGTTATGGTATTTTTGCCCCCTGTCCTTGCCGCACACAGATGTAGTCGGTTCATCTAACTGACACGACCCATTTTTAACTCAGCCCCTCAACCCATTGTGTTTCAAGGCTTTTCTGTCCAGAAGAATATTATTGGTTAAGCCTTTTGCGTAGTTGCTTTTATCACAAGGTTCAACTTTCCAAAAAAGAAAAAGGCTTAACTACGCAGCCTTTTATTTACCAATCATTTTGATTTGTTTTTTCTCATTCTGTCTATATTATTCCCTTATATCTAAGTAGAATCTATGCTATAATATAGCATATCAAGTAAATTAAATAACATACTTCTTGCATCCGAAAGGAGAGTCCTTCAATGGCTCAGATTATCCAGTTAGACTTCAACAAGACGAATAGTGCCTCCGGTGTCATCGACATCGCTACCGTCCAGCAGAGCTGCCGTAAGCTCAAGGCTGGTCTCATCGCCCCCGCTACTGAGGAGGTGCACACCGACCTTGCTGTCGAGCACGCTGCTGAGCCCATCAAGAGTATGGATGACATCATCCGCATCTCCCAGTTCCTCATTGGACAGAAGCGTTTCAGAGACAATATGCTGTTCATCGTTGGCATTAACTTTGGACTTCGTATCAGCGACCTTCGCTCTCTGCGCTTCACCCACATCATCAATGATGATTGCACTTTCCGTGACCGGTTCCCCATTCTGGAAAAGAAGACCCGGAACACACGCAAGCATCAGCGCAACCGCTACATCACCATTAACACCGCAGTTGTCGAAGCTGTCACCCTGTACCTTGAGAACACTCCAAACGTTCGCCTTAGTGACTATATGTTCCGCAGCCAGTCCAATAACGGGGTGAACGAGAATAAACCCATCAGCAAACAAGCCGTTGACTCAATGCTCAAAGGCATCGCTCGTGACCTTGGACTTGGTAATCGCATGGCAACCCACTCACTGCGCAAGACCTTTGCTTATCATCAGATGGTGATGAGTGGTAATGACCCTCGCAAGCTCCTGCTCCTCCAGAAGATGTTTGGTCACTCGACCGCTGCTCAGACTCTGGACTACATCGGTATCACCAGCGAAGAAATTGATGAAGCATACCGGAACCTCAATCTCGGTAGCATCAACCACAACTATCTGGTCGATAGCGACATTGGAGAAAGCGAGTCTCTGATGGCATAATCCATCACCCATTGCACCTTGACAACTTCATACCGCCAAAACAAAAAAGACACAGCGTGTGTCCTAACCGTTCCCGCAAAGCCTTGTCTCACAATGGTTTCGCAAATGCACTCTATAAAAAGTATTGAGAACAAGAATTGAACTCTACTGGACAGGACATTCAAAGCAAGTTACAGGCGCTGCATTGATAGCGACGGTATAGCCAGCCGAGCGGCTTTTGTGTGTCCTAAAATTTTCGTACCCCCACTAATCCCAAAGAAAGGTCGTGATTTCTATACGAACGACTATCCATAAAGGTGGTGCTTACCACCGATGAACACCATCACTGTTGTCGATGCCCGAATGGGGCGCGGTAAGTCCTCCGCCGCCATTCGTTATATGAACCGCTACAAAGACTCCAAACGATTTCTCTACATCACCCCGTATCTGGACGAGGTCGGACGCATTTGTGAGCGCTGCGATTTTGACCAGCCGGACAGCGACCACATGAGTAAGTCCACCGAGCTAAAGCTTCATATGCGGCTTGGACATAATATTGCCGCCACGCACTCTCTTTTTTACTTAATGGACGCAGAAGCCTTAGAGCTTGTTCGCCAGAAGCATTACTCGCTCATTGTAGATGAAAGCATCCAAGTGATTGAGCGTCTAAATATCACTAACAAGGATTTCGACCTCATCATAAGCCAGCTTGCCACAGAACATGATGACGGACGCATCGAGTGGCTGGACGATAGCTATACCGGACGCTTCTATGACTACAAGGAAATGGCGAACACCGGCTCCCTGTTCCGATTGGACTCTGCTCTTCTCAACATCTTGAACCCAGAATTACTCCGGTCTTTCGACGAAGTGTTTATGCTGACATATCTGTTTGATGGACAGTACCAGAAGGCTTACCTCGACTTCTTTGGATTCGATTACAACATCATCGGCGTCGAGCAGGATGAAAGCGGATACCGTTTCTCGGACAGACCGGACGCTCCACCTCCGCTGGACTACCGTGAACTGATTCGCATAGTCGATGACCCCAAACTCAATGCCGTTGGTGATAAGCACTATGCCTTGTCTAAGGCTTGGTATGACCGCAGGGGGTATGACAATCCCGAAATCCGTAAACTTCGAAATGGCTTAAAGAAGTTCTTTCAAAGTATTCCAGATGGCAGTAGCGAGACGCGGCTTTGGTCTTGCTTCAAGAGTGATGTCAATAAGCTGGTTGACTCCCGTACCGGGCGCTTCCGCAATAACTTCCTGCAGACGAGCGCCAGAGCTACAAACCAGTACAAGAGCAGGACTGACATTGCCTATATGGTGAACCGATTTGCCGACCCCAATATTATGAAGTTTTTTGCCAAGCAGAATGTCACGATTAACCCCGAACACTTTGCCTTGTCAGAAATGCTACAGTGGATATGGCGTAGTGCCATTCGAGATGATAAGCCTATTAACCTATACATACCGAGCAGGCATATGAGAGAGCTGCTCATTAACTGGATTAACACCACCAACCAAGGAGGATACCCAATTGAATAAACGATACCACCGACCGCTGCCAGAGGATTATCTCGTGGATGAGCGTGTTCCCTATACATACGAAGATGCCGACCTGCTAAATGACGATGAAGCCCTCGAACGGTTCATTGAGAGCGAGCGGTTTGCATTCCGCGAGGAATGGTTCCGTTATGTAGAAGAGTACGAGTAACTTACGCCATATCAACATAATTAAATAAAATACAAAGTGAGGTGACCAATACTGGCTAAACAGTTAGTATGTCAGAAATACATTTTCAAGCTTCATAGCAGCCGCCTGCGAAAGGCGAAGTGGAAGCTTACGCTCCCCATTGCAGAGGCAAGAAAGAATGACGAGGTAATCTCCCTCGCCGACAGTCAGGTGCTCCGCTGGTTGGACGAACTAAACGGCATCACTGATGCCGAAACGCAGGCGCGGAAAATCAAAGGAGAAATCAAGCGGCTTCGTAAAGAGCCGAATAGCGTTCCAAATCGTCGTCAAATCAAGAAGCTGTACGCGCAACTGGACGATATCCAGTTTAAGCCGGACTATCTCTGCGTCATCATCGACAAAGAGAAGGACTACCATCGAGCTTGCCGTGGATTTAGCATTAACGGTCTTCGGTATCAGCGGTTGCTTGGAACGAATGGCGGCGTCAAGAACGAGACCATCGTGTTCATCAGCGAACGCCATGCCGATGAGATTCGCCGCCGCATTGACAATGGTCGCAACATGGAAAAAGAAATGGTACCTGCCAAACTGGAGGCGTATAAGGCACTCACCTGCAGCGCATCAATCCCTGTGTCAGTTCCGCATGGCATTCTCGTTGTTAGTGACTGTGAGACCGAGTTCTTGTCGGATATCATCTACCTGAATGATGAGCAGGACGGAGAGCCAATCATGGAAGAGCGCAAGCAGGTCATGGTGCAACTCAACGAATCCGATGGATATGGCTTGATGCTCCCATCACTTGCTGCCCGATGGGGTGAAGAGCTTGGTTTAGACTACCTCGTCAGCGGCGTGAACACACGTTTCTCTTGGGAGAAGGGTATGGTCTTCACGTTCGACTTTTTGGATTTCGCAGAAAATGTCGCTGAGAACTATATTGTTAAAGACGCTTGGGGTAACGATGTGGACATTCGTAACGTTGAGCTGATTCTTACCACGTCCATGCTGAAACTGTGGGACTCCTACGATAGCTGTGACGATTATGTAAGCAACTGCTTGGCAAACGGTTACACCTTTGGCATCGCCAAGACTTGCCCAAAGGAACTTGAGTCTGAGCGGACATTGAACTATCAATTCATTCAGAGCTACGAGCTGAGCGACGATGACATTGAGCAGCTTATCAAACCGACGATGGATGAGATTCGAGACGTTCTATATGCGGATTGGGCAAAGACACTGCTGTTCTTAAAGGGTGCTGGCTTGAATGAGGATAATATTGACCGCGTTGATGACGACTACGTCAAGGCGATTATGATTGAACCGCAGATTTTGAACGACCCTTACGTCCAGAGCAGTATCTATCAGATGATTCGTAATCGCATCAACGAAGCCAAGGTCGGCGTGCTCAAAGTACATGGGAACTACTCCATTGTCTCCGGTGACCCATTCTCACTGTGTCAACACATCTTCGGGCTGGAGGTTACCGGACTTCTGAAGTCTGGTGAAATCTACAACAAATATTGGTGCGACCAGCACGCCGAACGGCTTGCCTGTTACCGTGCACCAATGACCTGCCATAACAACATTCGTCTTGTATTCCCACACCGCAGCGACGAGGCATCTCACTGGTATCAATACATGACGACCTGCACGATTTTCAACTCGTGGGACACTGCCGCCCATGCGCTCAATGGCATGGACAAAGATGGCGACCTTGTAATGCTTACCGATAACAAGGTGCTTGTTGATAATCTGAAAGTGCTCCCCGCTCTTATGTGCGTCCAACGAAAAGCAAAGAAGAAAATTGTCACCGAGGCAGACGCCATACAAGCCAACATTGATAGCTTCGGCGATGATATCGGAAAGACCACAAACTGGATTACCTCAATGTTCGATGTGCAGGCGCAGTTCCAGAAGGGTTCCAAGGAGTACGAGGAACTTGACTATCGCATAAAGTGCGGACAGCTTTTTCAGCAGAATGCCATCGACAAAGCGAAAGGTATCATTGCCAAGCCGATGCCTCGTGAGTGGCACGACCGACATAGCGCCAATACAATCGAAGACCCGGAACGGCGTAGATTCTATCAGCGTCTCGTCGCAGACAAGAAGCCATACTTCATGCGTATTATCTACCCTGCTTTGATGAAGCAGTATAACACATACATAAAAAACACAAACAAGAATGCCATGCGCGAGTTCCAGATGACGATTGATGAAATGCTGGAGATGCCGCGCTCCGAATTGAGCGAACGGCAGAAAGATTTCCTTCGCTACTATGAGAGCCGGATGCCAGTGGGCAACCACGACTGCGTGATGAACAGAATCTGCAAGCGCTTCGAGAAGGAGTTCGATGGCTATCTTGGTCGCCATAATGCCGATGTTGACTTTGACTACACCGTGATGAAGAGTGGCATTGAGTATAGCAGAACGCAGTACAACGCCATCTTGAAACTCTACGAGAACTACAACAAGCGCTTGCGCAGTTATGCCGTCTTTGCCAACTACGAGAGGGTCGATGAGTATGATACGTTCTCCCGCATGATTGAGATGCGCTCCGAGTTCGAACAAGAATGTGCCCGCGTTTGCTCCAACCGCTTTGTGCTATGCGACATTGTTCTGGATATTTGCTATAAGAAGAGCTCGACCAAGCGCTTTGCGTGGGAAATGTGCGGTGGCGAAATCATCCAGAACCTTTTGGATAAGCATAACGGGGTTATCTCTTACCCGACGGTTGACCCCGCTGGGGATATCTTCTTCTGCGGTGACAGATTTTCATTACAACAAAAAATGATTGGAGGGACGCTATGAGCATTGTTCTTAACGAATATGACTGGGCAGAAAAAATGATTGCCAACCATGACCTTGGTAAGAAGCCGATTGAGACACTGAGTCGTGTGTCCAAGTATTATTACGAGAATCACTACAGCAAAAGGGAGATTCGGAGTCTGCTCGACTCCTTCATGCTACAGTGTGACCCTTCTGCTTCACTTGTTCATTGGTCGGATATGCTTGATAAAGTTGCAAAGAACGTAAGCAAGTTTCCGCTCATCCGTCTGGATGGTGTGGATATCACCAGAGAAGAGCTCGCCAAGATTGAGACGCTTGAAGGTAAACAAATCCGACGGTTGGCGTTCACGCTTCTCTGCGTTGCGAAATATTGGGACGCCGCTTCCGACCGGAACAATGGTTGGGTGAATACTTCGGACAAAGAGATTATGCAGATGGCGAACATCAATACCTCTATTAAGCGCCAGAGTTTGATGTTTGCCGAACTGCGTGATGCTGGGTTCATTCGCTTTTCTAAAAAAATCGACAACCTGAATGTTCAAGTGCGGTTCATTCAAGCCGGTGAGACGGCAATACATATTCAAGATTTCAGGAACCTCGGTTATCAATACCTCAAGTATTACGGCGGCGCATATTTCGAGTGCGAGAATTGTGGACTGACTGTAAAAGCACAGTCACCTGCAAAGGGTCGCCCGCAGAAGTATTGCCCCAGTTGCGCTGTCGAGGTTAAGACCCGTCAGACTGTTAATGCAGTAATGCGGTGCAGAAACGCCTTAAAGAGTTGATTATAAAACTCGAATTGTTAGAAATAAATACCCCCATCAAACCGTTGTGGCACAATGCTTTGAGGCGTGTTTGATGGGGTGTATGTATGAATGATAAAAGACAAAGCATAAAACTATTTTGAAGAAAAGGATGATTTTTAAGTGATTGCAATTACCGCCTCAGAAAAAGAAGCCATTCGTGAGAAGTTTCTTCGTGTTCATATCGTTCGCACGATGAAGCAAGATTCCAAACGGCACCACTACTACATGGTTGAGGATGGCGCTCCTATGAAGCTGCTCCGCAGTTTGCGTGGACTGGAGCGTGTTCACGACAAACGAAAGGGAGTGTAAACCATAGCCAGCACAGCAAGCTATAAAGAGATGCGCGACATCGTAATTGGTAAGCTGGTTGACCGCACCATTGACGATGACTACGCAGAACTGAGTGAGCGTCTGTTTGGTGATGGTAACTGTTTTAACTCAAGCGAAGTCCGCAAAAGAATGTATGGCATGAAAGCCATCATCGAAGCCATCGAGCGGGATGGCGAAGCTACTATTCAGGACACGGACGCATTGTCTGCATTGGATAGCAAACGCATTGAGCTGCTCAAAGAACGTCAAAAGTTCTTTGACCAACGCAATGCTTTTAACAAGCTGATTCGTGAGCGTTCCCGACAAGAAGAACTGAATGAGATTCTTGTGGACGCAGTAAAGAGCGGCAATTTGCCACAGCTCGAATACGAACCATGCCACATTCAGCCGTCCGACAATGACCTTCTGGTTAGTCTGAATGATATCCACTATGGAGCGAACGTCGATAACCATTGGAATACATATAACTCTGATATCTGCCGCGAGATGATGTGTCATTACTTAGACAGAATCATTGCCATTGGCGAAACGCACGGAAGTGAGAACTGTATTGTCTGGTCGAACGGCGATGCTATCAGTGGAAATATCCATCAATCCATCGCCATCACGAACAAGGAGAATGTGATTGAACAAATCAAAGGCGTATCTGAGTTGATTGCAGAATTTATTGCTGAACTCAGCAAGCATTTCTCCACAGTCACATTTGTAAGCGTTGCGGGTAATCATAGCCGCATTACGCCGAACAAGGATGATGCGCTGCTAAGTGAACGGCTGGACGATATCGTTGAGTGGTATCTCGGTGCCCGCCTCCAAAATTTCGAGAATGTGATTATCGGTACAGCAAGCGACACTGTTAAGATTGACAGCACCATGTACCTGATTAACGTTCGTGGGAAAATGTATTGTGGTGTTCACGGGGACTTTGACGGTTCTGCGGGCAAAGTCCAAACATTGCAGACAATGGCACGAGTTCCGTTGTATGCCGTACTCTCTGGTCATTTGCACCACAACAAGATTGATGAAATCCAAGGTGTCAAGACCGTCATGGCTGGCAGCTTCCTTGGTATGGACGATTATTGCGTCCAAAAGCGAATTTACGGTAAGGCAGAACAATTGGTTTGTGTCTGCGACGCAGACGGCATTCGCTGTTCTTACGGAGTACCCCTTTAACAATGCACAAGGGTTGCCCTCACCGGGGCAACCCTCTTTATATATTCCTCTTTAGCTCAGTTGGTAGAGCAGCGGACTGTTAATCCGTTGGTCGCAGGTTCGAGTCCTGCAGGAGGAGCCATCTGGGACAGTAGCTTACGCGGTCGGAGCACCGGTCTGAAAAACCGGAGGATGAAGGCTCGACACCTTCCTGTCCCACCATTTGGTGCCATCGACGAATCGGCTAAGTCACCTGCCTCTCAAGCAGGAGGTTGTGAGTTCAAATCTCACTGGCATCACCACCCCATGAGGTGCGTTGGACGAATTGGTAGAGTCACCGCCCTTTCACGGCGGAATTTAAGGGTTCGACCCCCTTACGCATCACCACTACTTGGGAGAGTGGTAGAGCGGTCAATTACAGCAGACTGTAAATCTGCCGCCTTCGGGCTGCGTTGGTTCAAATCCAACCTCTCCCACCATATTGCGGACAGGACAAACGGTTAAGTCGCAGGTCTCATAAACCTTGAGGAATCGGTTCAACTCCGATGCCCGCAACCAATTTTAATTCTACAGAAAGCGAGGTGGCTTGTATGCCCCGAAAAACGAAGCAGAACGAAATCACAAGCCCTGAGCTTTTGAGTCAGGTCAACCCAGACAATGTTCGTTTGAAGCAAGACTTCATTGCATATCTGCAATCTGTTCAGCGTAGCCCCAAGACTATCGCTGGATACTCCAATGACATTGATATTTTCTGGGTATGGAATTTGCAGAACAACGGGAACAAGTTCTTCCCCAAAATTTCTAAGCGCGATTATGCTGCGTATCAGCATTGGCTTATTAACGAGAATGGGAACTCACCAGCTCGTGTTCGCCGCTTGAAGTCTGCGATTTCTTCTTTGTCGAACTATGTCGAGAACATTCTCGATGACGAAGATGAGTTTAAGGACTTCCGTTCGACAGTTCGAAAAATTGAGAATCCAGCTATGCAGCAGGTAAGGAAGAAAACAGTCTGGAGCGACGAGGCTTTGGACAAACTCCTTGATGATTTGCTGGCATCCGGTCAAAACAAAAAAGCGTGCGCCGTTGCTCTTGCAATGTGCAGTGGTCGCCGTAAAGCAGAGCTGTGTCGATTCAAAGTGGATGACTTCAAAGATGAAAACCTCGTGTGCGGTGGTGCGCTGTATAAGACCAGCGAACCTATTCAAACGAAAGGGTTCGGTCTTGGCAAGTACATCTACTGCTATACTCTTGCGAAAAAGTTCAAACCATACTTCGATGCGTGGATGGCAGAGCGCCAAAAGCTCGGCATCGAGTGTGAGTGGCTTTTCCCCGCCGGTACTACAAGTGAGCAGATGAGCGATACCACACTCAATAGCTGGGCTAACACATTCAGCCGCATGACTGGTGAGGATTTCTACTGGCATAGTTTGAGACATTACTTCACAACGCATCTTGCCAAACTCGGACTGCCCGATAATGTTATCCAAGATATCGTCGGATGGGAGTCTGCCGACATGGTTCGTGTCTATAAAGACCTGAGTGCCGAGGAACAAATTTCTCAGTATTTTGATGAAAATGGAGAAATTCGTTCTGATGCTCAAAAATCTCTGGCAGACCTGTAACAGAAAGGACGGTATAAAGGATGGATATTAAAAGGGTCGATTTGATTCAACAGCTTGTGGACAAGCATGGTTATACGAAGAAAGCCGCGACAAGTATCGTTGATGATTTCACTGACATTATTCTTTACAATCTCGGAAACGGAGACACCGTTTCCATCCATAACTTCGGTTGCTTTGACATCTTAGAGCGCAAGGCTCGCAGTTGTCCGAACCCGCAGACTGGCGAAAAAGTCGATGTACCTGCGCATTGGATTCCACGATTCTATCCCGGCAACAAAATGCGCTTGGCTGTCAAGCTGTGGGAAGATAGCACCAAAAGGGGGCTGAGGTAAATGGCTGAGGCTCCAAGACGTAAGAAGCTTGAGAAGACCGTTGATGATTCGATGACCATTCAGACTTCCCAAAAGTTTTACTGTTGCAGATGCGGCACATCATACAGCCGGAAAAAGGGCTACTTCCCAGTGAGTCATAGCCCCATGTATCGTGGCTCTGGCTTTTTGCCAATGTGCAATGATTGCGTTGAGGATATGTACGAACAGTATCGTGCAATGCTCGGCGATGACAAGGCGGCTATGAAGCGTATGTGCATGAAGCTCGACCTTTATTGGAACGAAGACATCTACGCAATGGTTGAACGCACGGCTGGCGTTCACTCTCGGGTTCGCAATTATATCGGAAAGACCAACATCATTCGCTATATTGACAAAACCTTTGACGATACGCTTGATGAAGAGGCGTTGCTTGAACCAGAAGAGACTCCCACTGCTTCATATATCGCACAGCCGGAAGACACTGCCGAGGCAGACGTTGACCAAGCTCTTGTTGATTTCTGGGGTGCCGGTTATACTCCAGACTTTTACCTTGAGCTGGAGCGTCGCTACAAGGATTGGACTGGCGACAGGCAGGTTGTTGACCCGAGTGAGCGTGCGTTGTACCGACAGATTTGCTTGCTCGAATCCATTATTGCACGCGACAGTGCACAGGGCAAACCAATTGATAAGAACGTTAACGCGCTTAATTCTCTGCTTGGCAGTATGAACTTAAAACCGGCGCAGAAAAAGAACGATGTAGACGCTGAACTCGATAAGATGCCGCTCGGTGTTGGTATCCAGAAATGGGAGTACAGCAGACCTCTTCCTGAAACGCCAAAGGAAAAGCGCGATATCCGTGGAACGATTAAGAATATCACAACGTGGTATCTTGGTCACGCTTGCAAAATGGTCGGCTTGCGCAACAGTTATTGCAAGATGTACGAAGACGCAATGGACGAGCTTCGTGTTAAACACCCAGAGTACGACGAAGAGGATGACGACTCCTTGTTGAATGATATCTTTGGCAGTCCTCAATCCAGCGGTGATATGTAATGGCGTCACCAAATCAAAGCAGACGCTCTCGTGTTATCGAGGGCATGGCGATTTGGGGCAGCTATTACCGCGAGAACATCGACATCTTTGTCGAAGAGTATTTGCAACTTGATTTTCTGAAATGGTTCCAGACTGCTCTTCTTGTAATGATGGACAGGAGCCGAACGTTCCTGTGGATTGCTGCCCGAGGAATGGGTAAATCATTCCTTATCGCCATTTTCGTAGTCATTCGCTGCATCTTATACCCCGGCACAAAAGTCGTCATTACATCTGGCACACGCGGTCAGAGTATTAACGTGCTGGAAAAGATTCAAACAGAACTGATGCCTGTATCCCCTAATCTTAGAAATGAGATTGATATGGGTGACACAAAGTTTTCTGGGCAGGACGCAAAAATAATGTTCAAGAACTCCAGTTATATCAAGGTCGTTACGGCTTCAGATAATGCTCGAAGCAACCGTGCGAACATCTTGATTGTGGACGAGTTCAGAATGGTTAAGAAAGATACCATCGACACCGTCTTGAAGAAGTTCCTGACAAGTCGTCGAATGCCTCCCTACAGAGATTTGACCCCGGCTGAGCGTAAAGCTGAGTACGCTAAGGAGCCAAACAAGTCCTGTTTCTTATCCTCTGCTTACTTCAAAGACCATTGGTCATACAACAAAATGCTGGATACATTTAAGCTGATGCTTGATGATTCTAAGACAGATTTTGTGTGCGGCTTCCCGTATCAACTCTCCATTCAAGAGGGACTCCTTTTCCCCGAAGACGTTGAAAGCGATATGCTCGAAAGCGACTTTAATGAAATCAAATGGAGTATGGAAATGGAAGCCATGTGGTTTGGCGCAGAGGACGGCTCATTCTTTGATTTTGACTCCATATCAAAGAACCGCCGTATCAATTACCCGATGCTACCGGATAAACTGACCGCCCTTCTTGGCAACAGCCAAAAGGTAAAAATTCCACCAAAGCAAAATGGCGAACGCCGCATCTTGTCTGCGGATATTGCTCTGATGAGCAGTAAGAAGCATAATAACGACGCCTCTGCTGTGTTTATCAACCAAATGCTTCCGACCAAAACCGGACGATTTATGAGCAACATTGTGTACGGTGACACCTTTGAGGGTATGCACACCGAAGACCAAGCTTTGGTGATACGCAAATTGTACGATGAGTATTCTTGCGATTACATCGTGCTTGACTGTACAGGTCTTGGTCTTGGTGTTTACGATGCTCTTGTCCGAGACATGGTTGACCCAGACACCGGAGAAGTTTATCCCGCATTGTCCTGTTGCAACAATCAGGAAATGGCTGACAGATGCACAACCAAAGGCGCCGATAAGGTCATTTGGGCAATCAAGGGTTCTCCAATGCTGAACTCTGAATGCGCGGTGCTTTTGCGTGAGGGCTTCCGTAGCAGCAAAATCCGGTTACTCATTACTGAGTATGACGGCGAAGCGCTTCTGTCCGACATCAAGGGGTACAACTCCCTCTCACCGTTGGAAAAGGTGACGCTTCAGAAACCATATGTACACACGACCTTATTGATTGATGAGCTTGTCAAGCTTCAACACGAGGAGTCCGGTGGTCGTGTTCGAGTCTATGAAAAGTCTGGGATGCGCAAAGACCGCTATTCCAGCTTGAGCTATAACTACTATGTCGCCCTGCAGCTTGAAAGCAAATATGGGCGCACAAAAACGGCAGACTTTAATGCGAATGATATATTCATGTTTAAGCCTCCGAAACTCAAATAAGAAAGGTAGGTGATATCTGAGTGGGCAAACAAACCAAGAAAACTAATGTTGACGGGATGATTGGTATCTCTCAGCGATTTGCAGTTTTGAATCGTCTTATCACGAGAGATTTGAACAACAACACCAGTGCTCCGACGTTCTCGCTGTATTCCAAGGACAATATCACGGAGTACCTTACAAACCCGTACACATATGAGAAGCAACTGCGTAAGGCTGTTACATACATTTATGGCGCAAGTTCTCATTTTCGCAGGCTCATCCAGTATTTCACTGGTCTTTCGGATTTCGCATACGTTGTCTCCCCATACCGCATTGACCCAAAGAGCGTAAACGTGAAGTCGGTCAATCGAAACTACCGTAAGGTTTTGAACGCCATGTCAGCGATGAATGTTCGTTCACAATTCCCCAAAATTCTTACGGTCTGTCTCCGCGAGGACACATTCTACGGAACACTGTGGGTAACCAATGACAATATTACAATCCAGCAGTTACCGTCTGATTACTGCGGTATTTCCACAATCGAAGGTAATGTATTGAACGTAACATTCGACTTCTCATACTTCGATGCGCACAGTCAATATTTGGAGTATTACCCAACTGAGTTCCAACAGAAGTACAAGGTTTATCAGTCAAACCGCCGCGCTCGTTGGCAGGAGCTTGATTCACCCACATCGTTTGCAATCAAATGCAATAACGATATTCTGGATTATTCCATTCCTCCGTTTGCCGGTATTCTCCGTGAGGTCTATGACCTCGAAGACTATAAGCAACTCAAGCTTACAAAGACAACGCTTGAGAATTACGCTATGCTCGTAATGACGCTCGGTATCAACGAAGATGGCGACTGGCAAATGGATTTGGACAAGGCAAAGGAGTTCTGGCGTAATCTCGACTCGGTCTTACCGGAAGAGATTGGCAGCGTTCTCTCTCCTATGCCCATTAGTAAAATTAGCTTTGAAAAATCAAACACAGGTGATACTGACACTATCTCTGAGGCTGAGCAAAATATGTTCACTGCCGCAGGCGTGTCCTCTCTCCTGTTTAACAATGATAAGGCGTCTGCAAATGCGTTATTGCTGTCTATCAAAGCTGACCAAGCCATCACGTTTGGAATCGTAAAGAGCATCGAGGATATGGTGAATCGCTTTATTCAGTCTCAGAGCTACGGAAAGAACTTTAAGGTTACGTTCCTTGATTGCAGTCCATTTAACCGGAAAGAGCTTGGAGATATGTACCTCAAGGCTTGCCAATTCGGTCTCCCATTTATCTCAATGTACGCAGCTTCTCAGGGAATGTCTCAAAGTGAAGTCGATTGTATGAGCTTCTTGGAGAACGAGGTTCTTGGGCTTGCGAGTATGTTTAAGCCATTGCAGAGTTCTTCCACATTAAGTGGCTCGTCTGACAGCAATGCTGCTACCGATGAAGGCGGTGCGCCGCAAAAAGACACTGGCGACCTAACCGACTCTGGTGAGCAGACTCGGGAGGACGGTGACGACTGGTGATGGAGAGATTCATCTATGTGATTGGTGAAGATGCGCGAGACCGTCTCGTTAATATGGGTTATCACCTATTAAGAGAGGACGAGGCGAAACATATTTATGTGTTTCTAAACCAAGACAATCAAAATTTTTCGTGTGCGGACATTCAGTTTGCAATGTCTGACACTTTGACCTTCTAACCCGCACAGATGTGCGGGCTTTATTATGCCCAAAGATAGGTGGTGAACTGTGACATGAGCGAGAGAACCATGAGAATCGTGTTCTCTTCTGGTATCAGCAATTTAGTTGAGAAGAATTCCTCTTTTGATAGTGGCGTCCTTCGTGTTGCTTATACTGGCAAGAATCGCAACAACAGCTTCATCAGCAAGGAAACCTATGAGCGCTGTATCCAGAGCATTTATAACTGCCCCATTGTGTGTAACTACGACAGAGAGACTGACACAATTGGGTCGCACGATATAGAGCTTGTATCCACAGATGACGGTGGCATGAAAATTGTCAACATTACTCAGCCGGTCGGCGTTATCCCAGAGAGCGCCAAGTATTGGTGGGAAGAAATCGAAGACAATTCCGGTGTCCATGAGTATTTGTGTGTAGACGCTTTAATCTGGAAACGCCAAGAGGCGTATAGAAAAATCAAAGATGATGGCATTACAGACGAGTCAATGGAAATCTCCATCAAAGAAGGAGAAATGGTTGACGGGATGTACGTCATCAAACGATTTGAATTCACAGCGTTTTGCCTGCTGGGAACAGCGGAGCCCTGCTTTGAGTCAGCGTCGTTGGAGATGTTCTCATGTGACGGTTTCAAACAACAGCTTGCTGAGATGATGCAGGAATTCAAGGAAGCATTTACTACAGCACAACCCTCGAAAGAGGTTGGCATACACCCACAAAATTATTCGGAAGGAGGAGAAGAGGTATTGGAACAGAAAGTTGCACTGATGGCAGAGTTCGGTCTGACTACCGAGATGCTTGATTTCAATATCGATGATTTCAGCGTTGAAGAACTGCGCGAAAAGTTTGAAGCGCTGAAGACCACTGGTAGTGAGCCTGCCGCAAATGCAGGTAACCCCGAGAGCTTTGCTCTGGAAGGACAGTTCCGCGATGAACTGTTCGGAGCTTTGGAGTCAGAAAAGGTCGAAACCTGCTGGGGAATGGATTCCCACTATTGGTTCTGGGATTACGACAGAGATGCGTCTGAAGTGTACGCGACCGATGTCACGGACTGGAACCTGTATGGATTCCCTTATTCAATGGATGGCGACCATGTCGTTATTGACTTCGCTGGCAAGAAACGGATGAAGCTGTCTCTTGTTCCGTTCGACGAGGGCGGTCAAGCCGACCCTATCAGCGGAATGTTTGCAAAGATTACTGAAAAGTATTCAGCGAACGATACGCAGTGGGCTGAAAAGTACCAGACCGCCTCCGACACGATTTCGTCTATGGAGAACGAGCTTGGCACTTTGCGCCAGTTTAAGACAGATACCGAAGACGCCGCTGCAAAGGGCGAACGGGAAAAGGTCTTCGCTCAGTTCGAAGACTTGGTTGGCGTCGAGGCGTTTGAAAACCTGCGTGAACATTGCACTGAATATGCGGTTGATGTTCTTGAGGAGAAATGCTATGCAATCCGTGGCAGAAACGGAACTGCTGCAAAGTTCTCTGTCGAGCCCAAGAGTCCCAAGCTGGTGGTTGAGAAGACCAGCGTAACGCCGGAGCCCTATGGCGGTGTTTTCACCGAATACGGAATTGCTTCGCGCAATCAACATAATTAAATAACAAACAAGGAGGAGTCGATTTATGGCTTATGCAGTTATTCGTACCGACCTGATGAGCGGTACTAAGCAGCCTGCTGACCTTGTCTCCCTGCGCTTCTATGATGCGTCTGGCAATAAGGCAGAGGTGGAGAACGGCGTTATCGTCAAGCTTCAGGGTTATGAGGATGGCGAACGCGAAGTTATGAAGGCTGTCGCAGCGTCTGCTGGTGATGACCTGAACGATTGTGCAATCGTTGCTGCGCCCGAAGTCATGTATGATGAGCGCAAAAAGAATCTGGACGAATTTATCAATGAGGCTGGTAAAGCTACTCGTGGCTATATCCCTCGTAGCCGCAATGTTTTCTCTGTGACCAAGGAAGGTTTCGTTGGCGGCACCGTCCCCACCAAGGGCGCCGAGGTCGGTATCGGCACTGGTGGCAAGATTGATGCCGCTGGCAAAGGTCTTGGTGCCTGTGTGGATGTTGAGGTCGTTGGTCGTTATACCTATTACGTCATTAAGATTGGTAAGACCGAGGGCGCTTCTGCCACTGTTGGCGGCTAATTTTTGAGAGGAGGTAAAAGCTAATGGCTGAAATGAAAGATATCGTTAAGGTCGCTGTCGATGCCTATCATGGCAATGTTGAACAGTATTCTGTCGGTCAGTCAATGGAGCTCCTGCATAAGGCTCTGATTGATGCCAATGGCGGCAGCACTACCCTTAACTATAAGAATATCCGCGACGGCAAGTGCAGCGGTCTGTTTACGTTGATTGAGGAGGTTCTCTCCCGTACCGTCGTTGAGGGTCTGCAGGGTGATGAGTATTTCAACGCTCTGGTTGATTTCCGCAATGTCGCCGAGGGTGACAAGAACATTTTCGAGGTTGAAGACAGCAATCTCTTTATCGTGTCCGAGGCTGCAGATGGCACGCAGGGCATTCGCCGTCAGCGTCTGAGCGGCATCAGCGAAGTTTCTATTCCGACCTCTCTGAAGGTTGTGAAAATTTACGAAGAGCTCAACCGCGTCCTTTCTGGTCGTGTTGATTTCAACACGTTTATCAGCAAGGTCGCCGAGTCTTTCCGTCAGAAGCTTCTGAACGATGTCTACTCCCTGTGGAGCACCGCTACTGCGGACGACTTCGGTGGTGTTACTTACTTCCCGACCGCAGGCGCGTATGATGAGGAAGAGCTGCTTGACCTGATTGCCCATGTTGAGGCTGCTGCCAACGGCAAGCCCGCAACTATTATCGGCACCAAGAAGGCTGTCCGCAATCTGGCTCCGTCCATTCAGGGTACGGATTCCAAGAGCGACCTGTACAACCTTGGCTACTACGGCAAGTTCTACGGTACTCCGGTTGTCGTGACTCCGCAGCGCCACAAGATTGGTTCTACCGAGTTTACGCTCGCAGATGATATGCTGACCATTATCGCTGGTGATGACAAGCCCATCAAGTGCGTGTACGAAGGTGACCCCATTGTTGTGATGGGCGACCCGCTGTCCAATGGTGACCTGACTCAGGAGTACCTGTATGGCGAGAAGTACGGCATGGGCATTGTGCTGGCTGGTGGTAACGCCGGTATCGGTCGCTACGAAATTGCCTGATAGACCATAAGCAAAATACGCGGGGCTCTTCGTGAGCCCCGCATTATGTATGAAAGGGAGATTTTACAATGGCAAATGAAAACGCAAAAACTCGCGGTGGTCAGCAGGCTGCTACACCGACTGAGTTAAAACAGGAAACATCTCGCGCTGCAGAAAAGCGCCCGCTCGTCCCGAAGGATATTGACCCGCATACGATTATCACCGTCCGTAATGGTTTCCAAGGTCGCCTTGTGTACAGAAGCAAAAAGACAGGCGAACGATTCGTCTGGGATTCCTTTGGTGCAGAGCAGGATATGGAGATTGGCGAGCTTCGCAATGCTCGGAATTCAAACAAGAAGTATTTCATCAACAACTGGTTTATGTTCGACGAGCCGTGGATTGTTGATTATATCGGTATGAGCCAAT